GCCGAGGGGCGGGTGGCGTGAGGGAGGATTACGCCCGGTTCCTCGCCGGGAAGGCCCCGAAGCCCGTTGCGATGGGCGTGGAGCCGTTACCCATGCCAGCGCATTTGTTCGACTTCCAGGCCGCCGCAACGGCCTTTTGCATCCGCCAAGGGCGCGCCGCGCTGTTCTTGGATACTGGTCTCGGTAAGACCGTTTGCGAACTGGAGTTCGCCGCGCAAGGTGCCGCGGCAACGAACGGTTGGGCGCTGATCCTGACTCCGCTTGCCGTGGCGCGGCAGATCGAAACTGAGGGGCGCAGGTTTGGGTATGATTGCCGGGTGATCCGGGACATGTCCCAAACGGGTCCGGGAATCAATATTTGCAATTACGACCGGCTGGATAAGCTGGATTGCGATGCGTTCGGGTGCGTTGTTCTTGATGAGAGTTCGATACTTAAATCGTTCACCGGAGCAACAACGCGGGCGTTGATTGCCTCGTTCCAAGGCGTTCGGTTCCGCCTTTGCGCAACCGCCACACCAGCGCCAAATGACCACACGGAACTCGGCAACCACGCTGAATTTCTCGGGATTATGAACCAAGCCGATATGCTTGTCCGGTGGTTTATCAACGATACAAACGACACCGGAACATGGAGACTCAAGGGCCACGCTGCGGCGCAGTTTTGGGACTGGTGTGCGTCATGGGCCGTTATGGCTTCGTCTCCATCTGATCTTGGCTTTGATGGGTCTCGGTTCGTTCTTCCGGAAATGAAAATCATTCGACATCAAGTGCGGGCTGAGATCGTTCCGGATGATGGTCTGTTCGGGTTTAGTGTCTCCGCAACAGATATATTTAACCTTAAGAGGCAGACGGCAGAGGCTAGGGCCGATGCTGTCGCTGATCTCGTCGCATCGCAGCCCGACGAGCCGTGGTTGATTTGGTGCGACATCGACGCCGAAGCGGATGCGCTCGTGAAGCGGATACCGGAAGCGGTTGAGGTTCGTGGGTCGCATTCCCCTGAAAAGAAAGAGGCGGCGATTGCCGCGTTCGTTAGCGGAGAACGGCGCGTCATCGTTTCCAAAACGAAGATCATGGGCGCCGGCCTAAACCTGCAACGTTGCGCACGGATGGCATTTGTTGGGCGATCCTTCTCATACGAATCGTGGTATCAAGCTGTTCGGCGGTGCTGGCGATTTGGGCAGACTCGGCCGGTTCATGTCCACCTGATCGTTGCCGAGGGCGAAGATCAAATCGGGCGCGTGATTGACCGCAAGGCCGAGGGGCATGAAGCCATGAAAGAAAACATGCGTGATGCGTCGTGCCGTTCCATGGCGAAGTCGTCCGAAGTCAAGGTTCCATACGCACCAACATACGAGGGGAGGTTTCCGACATGGCTATTCGCTGCTTGAACGAAGCGCACGGGGAAAACTGGTCTCTGTATCACGGGGACTGCGTTGATGTTGTACGTCAGTTGCCGGACGCCTGTATCGGTTTTTCCGTCTTTTCTCCGCCGTTCTCAAACTTGTTCGTATATTCGGACAGCGAGAGCGATATGGGGAACAGCGCCGATGACGGAGAGTTCTTCCGGCACTACGGGTTCCTGTTGGAACAAATGACGCGCAAGATGAAGCCGGGTCGCTTGGCCGCAGTCCATTGCTCCGATCTGCCGTTGACGAAATGGCGTGACGGCGTGATTGGGATCAAGGACTTCTCGGGCGATATCATCCGCGCGCATGAAGCGGCCGGGTGGATACTGCACAGCCGCGTGACGATCTGGAAAGACCCGGTTGTCGAGATGACGCGAACGAAGGCGCTTGGCCTGCTCTACAAGCAGTTGCAGAAGGACAGCACTCGTAGCCGGCAGGGGATGGCGGACTATCTGTTGGTGTTCCGCGCGCCGGGCGAAAACATCGAGCCCGTCGGACAGGACAGTAATCTTTTTCCAGTTGACCAGTGGCAGAAATGGGCGTCGCCGGTCTGGATGGACATCCGGCAAACCAACACGCTGAACGTCCAGCAGGCACGCGAAGGGTCGGACGAGCGGCACGTCTGCCCGCTACAACTTGACCTGATTGAGCGCGCAACGCTGCTTTGGAGTAACCGCGGCGATGTGGTTCTGTCCCCGTTTACCGGGATTGGGTCTGAGGGATTTTCTGCCGTGAAACTACGGCGGAAGTTTCTGGGCGTTGAGTTGAAGGCTTTATACTTTGATGTCGCGGCGAAGAACCTACGAAATGCGGAAGCCGGCGCCGTTGACCTGTTCGATGCAGCATGACCCAGCAGCCGCCCCTTGGCCTCGCCGATCTCGAAGGGCGCGTCGCAGTCGCCGCACCCACAACGCTGGTGATGCTCCCCGCCGGGTGGCTGCGGGCGCTGATCGCGTATGTGCGGGCGCTGGAGAAACGGGCGGGGAAGGTCCGCGCGGCATGAGCCGACATTTGCACCCGCTATCCACAGTAAACCATAGCAACAACCGCGTCGGTTCGATTGTTAACCTATTGGATTTTCGCTATAACAGGAGCGGATCAGGCGGGCGCTGGACACGTCCGCCTGATCTTAGCACCGAACCGTGAAAGGGTTCAGGCCATGCCCGACCACAACCTAAGCACAAACGCGCCAGTTTTTCACGCGGATTTTGAAGCGGCGCGGCGCACGTTTATGACAGCCTTCGCGGTGTTTATGGGAAACTCGGCCGTGCCAGCGCACATCCGCGAGGCGGAATACCTCGGCACCGTTTCTGCGCTGACGCAGATCGCCGTGCTGTCGGGGGTGAAGTCCCATGCCTGACGGGGATACGCCGCTCTTTGGCCTCTCGCACCGGCTTCCGCCGACCAACATGCAGGCCGAGCAGGCGTTGCTTGGCGCGATATTCTGCAACAACAAGGCATTCGATTTATGCGCCGGGCTGGAGGCGGAGCATTTCGCTGATCCGGTTCATGGATTCATCTTCAAGGAGTCGGCACGGCTGATCGGCGAGGGGCGGAGCGTTTCGCCTGTCACGCTCAAGGCGTTATTCGAGCACAACGGCGTGCTTAACGATGTCGGTGGGGTGAAATACCTCAACGAACTGATTACGGCGATGGTCGGCATCATCAACGCAGGCGACTACGCCCGCGCCATCCGTGACGCATGGCTTCGCCGGCAACTGATCGCCGTTGGCGAGGAAGCGGTGAACCTGGCGTTCGGCGCGGATACTGCGATCGACGGAGAGGCGGCGGTAACGGCAACAATGGACCGCCTGCTGGCGCTTGGCGAGGCGTCGGGAGACAAGCGCGGGACAGACTTTTCCGTGGCGTCCAAAGCCGCGTTTGAGCGATCTGCCGCGTCGCATCGCGGAGACGCAGGGCAGTCGCGCTTGGATACCGGGATACCCGGCGTTGACCCGCTGTGGGCCGGCTTGTGGCCCGGACAACTGTATTACCTGATGGCACGGTCACGCACCGGCAAGACGCCGTGTATGATGCAGATCGCCCGGCACGTTGCATCGCAGTTGAAGGCGGAGGGCGAAGCGTCAAAACGGGCGCCGGGGCACGTCCATGTTTTCAGCCTGGAAATGACCGCGGAAGACCTGTTGACAATAAATCTCGCGTCTACCACCCGATGGACCGCGGATCAGATCAGGGCGGGGGATATCGGCGGACCTGCGGACTGGCTGGAGTTTGAGTGCGCGTCGGCACTCCTGGGCACTCTGCCAATAGTAGTTGACGACTGCGCCGAAATCGACATGGCAACCCTCTCCTTGCGAGCCAGGGTAGTCAAGCGGCGACGCAATACGCGGTTGATCTGCATCGACTACCGTGAGTTGGTCCGGCGCGGACGGGATCAGGTTCGCATGGGGTTGCCGGAGTGGATACCGTTTCTCGGCTACCAGTTTAAGGCGCTGGCGAAATCCCTGAATGTCCCGGTGATTGCCTTGGCGCAGATAAACAAGGGGCGGGACGGGCAGGATAGCACGCGCCCGACTTTGACTGACCTTCCGTACGATGGCGGACAGGCGGCCGATGCCGTTTTCAGCCTTTATAGGCCGGAACTTTACATGGGAGACGAACCACCCAAGCCGGCCGTGACTATATCCGCGGACAAGCAAAACCAACGCGATGCCGAGTGGCGTCGCGAGAAGGAATCCACGCGCGGGCTGGCTGAGTTCAGTGCGCTCAAGCGGCGATTCGGTCCGCCGGGCCGGATCAATCTTCGGTTCGACGGGCCGAGGATGCTCCTGTCGAAGTGGCGGGATACGTCTGACTTTGATGAACATTACGCAGTGAGCGGGGCTGATTATGGCAGATGACGGCGAATGCCTCCCGGAGCCTATGACGGCCGCAGATTGCGACTTGACGGATTTTAAGTTTATGCCGCTTGAAGTCGTTCGATTGCGTAAGTCAAAAGCGTGGCTTTTCGCGAAACGCGAACCGGAAATCGGTTTCTACGCGATTAACCTTTGGGCGATGTCGTGGCATGAGGTGCCGGCCGCGTCGTTGGAAGACGACGACGACGTATTGGCCGATTATGCCATGTGCAGCCCGGAACGATGGCCCGATGTTCGCGAGAAGGTGTTGCGAGGCTGGGTCAAATGCAGCGACGGCAGGCTCTACCACGCCACTGTCGCAGAGAAGGCAAAGGAGTCGTGGGAGCGCAAACAGGAACAGCGACACAGGACCGAGGGCGCGCGACGGGCGCGGGAAGCCAAACGACAGGCTATGTTGTCAGGGCATACACAACACGTGACAGACGTTGCCACAACCTCTGTAACAGACAATGTGGCGAACGATGTGACAGACTCTGTTGCCATCGCCACAGAGATTGCCACTTCATCCAAGGGACAGGGACAGGGACAGGGACAAAAGGAAGAACCATCTTCGCTTCGCTCAGATGCGCCGGTTGTCGAACTCGATCCCGGCAAGGCGCTGTTCGGCGAGGGGTTGGAAACCCTGGCTCGGTTAGCAGGCAAACCCGCCGACAAGGTGCGCGGTTTTCTTGGCAAGTGCCGGAACGCGATGAAAGACGATGCCGGGCTGCTGGAACTGATCCGCACTGCCGAGCGCGAGTTGATCGTTGATCCCTTGGCATGGCTCACGGCCACGGTGAAATGCCGTTCAGGCCCTCCGTTGCTTGCCGCCATCGATGACCCGTGGGGCATTCGCGCATGGTCCTCCCGGCAGGCGGATGCCAAGCTGGAAACCGACGCCAGGACCGGGAAACAGGTGCTAGCCATCAACGGGTATCTCATCGAGGCCAGTGCGGATGTTGTCGCGGAAGCGGCTGGGTTGCCGGAAAGCTGGCGCGGGAATTGGGACGCGCTTGGCGGATGGATGCGCGCGGACATCGAACTCACGGCCGAGGTTTTGGCGGCGATATCCGGCCATGCCGGGCGTCTTGGGTCAATCAGTTCGATCGCGGTGTTTGACAGCACGGTTCGTTCGGTCAGGAGGGCGGCATGACGGCGCCGATCCCCCACGCGGCTGGCGCCCGGCGAGGCGTGGCCCGGCTTCGGTGCTCCGGGCGTGTCGTGGGAAGGGCTGCGGACGGAACCGCCATGGCTGGCTTCCTGGCGGGCTTGCTGTGATGGGCGATCCGTTCCTGATTACCGGCCCCGCTGCAATCAGTTTGTCGGGCGGCAGGACCAGCGGCTACCTGCTGTGGCGCATCCTCCAAGCGCACGGTGGAACGCTACCGCCCGATGTCGTGGTGACGTTCGCCAATACGGGCCGGGAAATGGAAGCCACGCTTAACTTCGTGCGGGACATCGAAGCTCATTGGGGCCAGCATATCTACTGGCTGGAATACCGGCACGAACCAGGCAAGCACACGTTCGAGGTTGTTAGCCACAACAGCGCCAGCCGCAACGGAGAGCCGTTCGAACATGTGCTGCGGTCCCGGTCTATGCTCCCGAACCCCGTCATGCGGTTCTGCACGGTCGATCTGAAAATCCGGACCATGCGACGCTTCCTGAAGGCCGAATTTGGATGGGACAAGTGGACGCAGGTCGTCGGACTGCGGGCCGATGAACCCCGCAGGGTGGCTAAGGCCACAGACCCCGAAAAGCAAAAGCGGAACGCCGAACCCGGATGGGTGGTCTGCCCGTTGGCTGCGGCCGGGGTTCAGGAAATCGACGTGTTCCGGTTCTGGCGCACGCAACCCTTCGATCTGCGACTGAAAGGGCCGTGGGAAGGCAATTGCGATGGCTGCTTTCTGAAGAACCGCGGCGGGATTAGCCGTATGTGCCGAGACCATCCGGAGCGAATGCAGTGGTGGGCTGACGTGGAGAAATCGGCGCGAGGCCGGACGGAAAACCCGGCCATGAGCAACTTTCGCGCCGATCGGGAAGATTACGCGACAATGCTGCGGATCACCCGCGACCAGGGCGCGCTACCGTTCGACCTGGAGGATTCCATTCCCTGCGATGCGGCCGGGTGCGGCGTATGAACGCCATCACCCGCGTCAAGGTGCAGCGTTGCCGGAAGTGCCACTGCACGGCCGATCAGGTCCGCTTCCGCCGTGCGCGCGTATGCGACTCCTGCGATGCGGTCGAGAAGGCCGAGCGTGCGGCGCGGATAGCTGACCGCCCGAATCGGGTGCCGGTGGTCAAGAGGGTCGATCCCGGCGACTGCCCCGAGCACCGGGCCTGGGTGGCGAGCCTGCCGTGTGCGGTGCCAGGGTGCCGCGGCAAGAGTGACCCGCACCACGTTCGCGCCGGCACCGACTGCGGCACCGGCATAAAGCCTTCCGATGCTTGGTGTGTGCCCCTCTGCGGCGGCTTGGCCGGGCACCACATGGAGGGCCATCGCATCGGCTGGCGGACATTCGAGGCCCGGCACGGCGGGATCGATCTCCGCTTCCTCGCCACAGAACTGGCGGCGAGGTCGCCATACCTGACCGCCAAACCCAACCCCAAGAGGACTGACGCGATGACCCCTATCGAACGCTTGACGGCCTACCTCGCCGCGCTCCCGCCGTCAGAAGATAGCATCCCGATCGACTGCACGCTCGCCGGGTCGCTTACTGTCGGCGATCTTCGCGCTGTGCTGGCGGCACTCGACGCGGCGAACGCCGAACTCAACCGCCAGGCAGGCGACGGTCTTGGGGACCGGGGAGCGTAGCCATGCCCTGCATCCGATTGGGCGGCGGCGGGATAGTCTGTGTTTCCGCTGTATACAAGCCCGGCGATCTTCCGCCTGAAGGCTACCTTGCGTGGCAAGAGTGGGCAGAGGTCCAGCGAAATGCCGGGATCAAGCTGGTCGTGTGCCCGACGTGCGGGCTTTATCGGACGCCGCAAGAACTGAGCACGCGGGAAATCCGGTGGACCGTCTACGATCGGCGCAAACAGCCGCACGCGAGATCGGCGTTCGAGTGCGCGAAGTGTGCCGAGAAGCGGCCGGATGGCGGATCGTGACCGCAGAAATCCCGTTGCATCTTCCAGCCCGATCGGATACATGCGGCGGACTGCATTGGTGGACGAGTGGCTTAAGTCAGCGGCCTAATCAGCCGTCAGAGCCTTCGGGTCTCTCGGGAGTTCGAATCTCCCCCAAGGCAGCATCCAGTTTGCCTATGCCTTGTCGTCCCGACATTGGATAGGGACAGCCCCGCGCGACGGTGCGCAACGACGGCGGGGCGCCGGGTTCGATGCCCGGGCAAGGATACCCATGCCGAGCGGTTCGGAGGCGTTGAGGATCGAGAGATAGCCGGGGAGGCCCATAGCGAGGCTGATGATCCGGTAAAGGGTAGATCGGAGCCAATGACCGGCGGACCTGTCCCGCGCATCGACAGGCAAAGGGCCGCCCGGGTTCATCCCCGTGAGCGGCCCTTTCGTTTGGAACGCCGTAACCGGATTACCGGGGCCGGTCACTCATCGGCCGCAGCCTCCGTCAATTCGTCCCGGATTTCGCGCCAATCTAGCCTGTCCATGTTGAGCGCCCGGCAGCACTGCCCTTCCGACAAGACGCCCTCGTTGTGCAAGCGCACGATCAAGCTAAGCGCCAAGATCAACCGACTGTCTTCGGTGGTCTCGGATTTAGCGTTCGGCATGTTTCACACCCTCAAAAAAGCATCTGCCTGATCGTAGAAACGGTTGTGCACGGCGCCTTCCAGTTCGATCTTCTGGCGTTCGATCTCACCGTGCAACCGCTCGATCTCTGCCTTGAGTTCCGCCACCGCCTCGGCCGGCGTCGTGTCGCTGTCTTCGATGCCGAGGGCGCGGATCACCGCGTCAAGGTCATTGGCGTCGGAGAGCGGGACGGCCGTGGTTATGGATTTGTCAGTTGCCATGTTCGTTCACCCCAGGAAGTTGCAGCAACGCGATGATGGCTTCCGCCTGGTCGCGCCGGATCATGAAGCCTCCACCCTCGGATGGATGGACCGCCTTGATGTCCAAGCCGTTCAGCTTGCACCAGTTCGGCATGGCCGCATGGTAGCGGATGGTGATGTCCTCCAGAGGACCGGCAGGGATGATGCCAGCCGCTGCCTGTTCCTTACGCCAGCCGATCCGCCACCGGGCGCGTCGATCCTCCCGCCCATAGTCCGGCGCCTTACACGGGAACCCCGCCTTATATTCGGCGCGTCCGAACGCCTCTGCTTCCTCACCAGAGGGCGGCCACGCGGTGGTTTGGACCGCCCGCTCCGCCAGCGGTTTCCGCGGGCAATTTGGGTAATCACCGCACGGCTCTGCTGCGCCGACGAAGGAGCGGCAGATGCAGGTTTCGGTGGTGGTACTGGGATCACTCGGCATTTTCTGCGCCCTCATCGCACTGGCCTTCCCGCTCGCATTTGCACGTGCCGCCACACCAACCGCACCATGCGGGTTCCGGAAGATCGTAGTGGGGGTCAGGGTCAGGCGGGGTGGTTTCGGGTTGGGGGTTGACATCTTTCAGCGACTCCTGGGCGGTGGTTTTCAGATCGTCGCTCATATTGACACCTTCTTTCCCGTCCCCGGAAACGTGGCGATATCGCCGCTACCGTCGAGGCGCTGGACCTTGCATCTGTCGCCAAGGGCAACGGCAGCCTGAAAGCGCCACAGCGCCTCGCCCTCGCTGCAATCCACGGTGCGGTATTCCGTCGCCGGATCGCCGAACACGACGCGGCACATTGCGCACTGATCAACCTCGGCCGCAATCAGGGTTGTCTCGCTCATGTCGACTCCTTCCGTTCTGCGCGCTGATCCGTAGCAACCATATCCCGGATTTCCCGCCTATCCGCATCAGGCAACATTTGCGCAGCATGCAGCAGCGGCACATCCAGTGCCAAGAATATCGCGCTTCTCAGCGCCCGGACTTCCGGCGACGCGGCAAGGTATTCGTCTACTGTCGATTGGCCGAGCCGGATTGCGCGCTTCATCGCCTCATAGACAATGCGCAAATCAGCCCGCCGGACAGAAACGCGATCCCGGTCCTGTTCTTCGGCTTGGTCCATTATGTTGTTGATGGCCGCGGCGCGTTGCTCGGGAGTAAGGTTTTCAGCCTCCGGTCCCCACGACACATGCGCGCTGACAACGCGAGACTCATTCAGTCGCGCCAGCAGTCGGTCTTGTTCTGGTGCTTCGCTCACTTCTTCCTCCGTGCCGGCGCCGCCAATTCCATAGCCCGATCGTAAGCCGCCAACTGACGAGCGGCCTCCGCTTTGCACAGGTCTATCACCTTGTCGGCAGTCCGCTTTCCCCTCTGTGTATAGACGAGTCCACTTTCCATTAAGATGATAACGGCGTGAAAAACATTGAGGTCTGTATGCGCTTTAGCTGCGGCAAGTGCCGGGGATTCTTTCACTTCTTCCTCCGTGCCGGTGCCGCAGGCTTCGGCAACCATCCTCCATCCACCAGCCATGCAATGACCGCCTTCCGGACGATCAGCGACATCGACCACTCATGGTGCGCCGCGGCTTTCGCTAGCGCCTCATGCTCGGGCGGTTCCAAGCGGAACCCCGTGACTGCTTTCTTTGCCATGCAGGGACCATAGCGATTCCGTCAACGCGCGTCAACATTGTTGTTGCGTTTATCGGCGGGGCGGGGTATGGATGGCGAAGCGAAACAGGAGATCGAGATGCCCCGAATGCCTACATCAAAACCCCCGCGCCTCGGTGACGCGCCGATCGAACAGAAGCACCGTGAGGCCATGAACGCGGTTGCCGCCTCGCTGGACGAGGTGTTCAACGGCACCAAGCGCGGCCATGACCGCGATACCGGGTTTGTCCTGCTGGTGTTCCCGTTCGGCGCCAAGGACGGCCGGTGCAATTACATTTCGAACGGCGCGGATCGGCGCGACATCATCGTAATGATGAAAGAGCAGATCGCCCGGTTTGAGGGACAGGCTGACGTGAGCGGTCGCGCGTGACGAAACCACGTCCAAACGGAGGCTCACATGTGCCGGCGCGGCCACTATTGGGATGACGGGAAGCCAGCCCACAACTGCGAAATATGCGGAGCGTCATTCACGCAGGCCGACGAGGCTACGCTGCCCGAGGCGGTCTGCGACGACGGCCGGGAGGGTCGGTTCTGCCCGTCGTGCCGTTGCGATCTGGTTGAGGACTGGCCGTCAGAGGATTGCGCGGAGACGGAACTGGAACAGGTCGCTGAGTGGCGATTGAAACACGCCGCCGCGGCGGCATAGCAAACGGACGAAGGAAAGAACGATGGCAACTGTGACAATTGATGGACGCTCGTTTTCGGGCCGGTCTGTCTCAATCATCAACGGGCGCGTCATCATTGATGGCGTCGCCCAAGGCGGAACCTTATCCGGCGTAGTCGAGATCAAAATCACGGAAGGCGTGCTTGCTGAACTGAAGACCGACGCCTCGGTATCATGCGGGTCGGTGACAGGTAACGTTTCAGCAGGCGGTAGCGTCAACTGTGATCGTGTCGGCGGCAGCGTGACAGCCGGCGGTTCGGTGAACTGCGATGATGTCGGCGGATCGGTTTCGGCTGGCGGCAGCGTGCGTCACGGCTGAACATCAAACAGAGGCGCGGTATCGCCTCCCCGACACACAAGGGAAAAACAATGTTTACATTTTTCAAGTGGTTATGCGTCTTTATCGGCGCGCTGTTCCTGGCCTTTGTCGGCGCCTCGATGCTGGTTTTTCTCGCCAATGACTACCGCGACCAGATCGTCACACAGACCGTGCGGCAGGCGCAGCACTCGGCGCAGCAGTAGGAGTCTCCCCAAACGCAAAACGCCCGCTCGGATCGCTCCGGCGGGCGTTCTGCTGTCTATCTCGGCGCGCGGCGCTGCTTCCGCTTCGCCGCCGCTGCCACGTTCGCCGGCTCTAGCGCCCGGCGGCGTGCGGTTATCAGACGCGCCAACCGCTCTCGCCACTCGGCCTCTTTCCAGAGGTCCGCGGACGAGAACTCCCGCCGCCCGTCCACGATCAAGGTCGGCCGCAACCCGGCGATCCGCCGCCTGAGCGTCGCGATCTCCCGGCGGATTTCCGCCAGTGTCATTCGGTTGGCTTTGGCGATGGTGGTTCAGCAGGCGCCGGCATCGGCGGGTAGACCGTGCCGCCCGCATCCCGGATCGCCGCGCCGGCCTTCAGCAGCGCGAAAAGCGTCCGAGTGCCGGGCGTGGCTCGAAATGCCGCGTCCGCGGTTTTCAGCGCGGCAAACATTCCGGGGAAATCAACATCGCTCATCCGGCACACGCTCCCAAAAAATCGACATCGCCGCTTTTTTGACGGCGCTGTCAATGGGAGATTGAATGATGTATATCGTTGGAACTAACCCGAGTTTACTGCTGCCCGCACCGCAGCCTCAAGCGCGGCCATGGCGGATTTGTGGTCCGCATGCCCGTGCGAACTGTAATCCACGAAGTTCATGCCGACAGCATCCCACTTCCATTTCTCATCGCCTGCGACAGCGCAGATCGAGCCGACATGGACGTGGTATGCACCCATGTACAGATCACAGTTTCCGTTGTATTGATTTTTGTATAGCAGCGGCAGCGTAACGGACTGGGCCGCCACCGCATCCCGGCGGTGGAACTCGGCCATGATCTCTCCGGCGGTTCCGTTCGGCGTGCGGCAGGCGGACGCGTAGTGCCGTGCCAACTCCGCCAGCTTCATCGTATTCAGGTCGTTGTCCATGGCTCAGTCCTCCATTCGGGGCATCGTCCACCCCTCAAGTTCCGCGATCTCCGACACTCGTTTCCAGTAGCCGCCCCGGAAGTCGTCGCTGTCCCCCGGCGATGGCCGGTTCTGCGGGTGGCTGAACCAATCGGCCGGTTGCACATCGGCCGGTCGCTGCTCCGAAACCGAACTGGCGCGGTTATAGCCGGCGTTGAACTGCGTCATTGGTCAGCCTCCCCTTCCGGTACTTCCGGCAAATCCTCGATCTGTCCAGGCAGTTCGGACGGGTCGAACTCGTCATACGGCGGATCGGGGAAGTCGAAATCCTCGCCTTCCAGCGCCTCGGCAGTCCGGGTCCATGCCTCGGCCCATTCAGATGCGGCGCGGCCTTTGTCGCCCTCCTGCCACTTGTCGGACTTGCCGCCGATCTCCGACTCTGCATCTTCTGCAATTCCGGCGACAAACTCGCGGGCTTCCTCCAAAGCGCCGTTGTATTCGCCCAGGGCCTCGCGAAACTGGTCATTGAGTGCGGCCAGGCCATCGGCATAAGCCGTTCTGGCGGCAACGTAGGCATCGCTTGCGCGGCGCAGCGAGGCGGTGATGTCGTCGCGCTCCTTGGACTGCGCTCGGGTCAGTTTCAGGGTCATGGCTCAAACCTCTCGAACGCGTCACTCATCACATCCCGAACCCGCCGGATCGCGTTATTCCACCCGGCGGAATACACAGCGACATGCTCGGGTGCCGTCGCGCTGGTGTCCGGCGGCAGGTTCCCGGCCAGGACACGGGAAGTCAACCGCGTGACCGTATCTCGGTACCCGCAGCATTTCGTCACCAGTTGCCCAATTGCTTCGGATAGGTCGTCGGACGCAGCGAGGCGGTTGCCCTCGGGGTCTCGGATTTCGATTAGGGCCATGGCTCAGGTCTCCCCGCATGCATCGGCAATCGCCCGCAACATCCGCTCGTCATCAACCCGCGCCTTCTCGGCCAGATGGGCGTGAAACAGCATCACTTGTGCCAGATCTGTGAGCGCGTTCCCGAATGTCAGCAGAGCAACCGTTGATTCCAGCGTGGGGGTCTCAGAAAACCCCTTCTCCCTGCCGATGCGGGCAAGATAGTGCACAAGCGACATATGCTCATCGGCAAGGCTTTTCATTTCGGCGATTTCGGCGGGGTTGATTTTTGGTTTGCGTGCCATTGGTCTGGTATCCCTTCGGTGTCAGTAAACGGGTTGCAAATGCGCAGCCTGCCACGGGCAGCGCGGCGCGTCCGCGAACGGGACAAACCGCGTCACGTCATTCAGCTTCAAGCCATGCTTTGCGGTGCAGACAAGATCATTGTTGATGCGCCCAAGCCATGAGCCGTCCGGGTTTACCGCGACGCACTCGGCCCACGGCGTTTCTCCGGGTAGCCAGACTTTTACGGTTTCGCCGATCTTTGGCGTGGTCATCGTCGTGTCTCCGGTTCGTGGTATCAGGCAGTCCAGCCAAGCCGCGCCGCAATAATGGTCACGCGCGGGTCGCACATATCCCCGCCGAGCCGGTAGGGCGGGTCCTCAAGCCCGTGCTCAATGCAGAGCAGCGCCCGACCCATGTGACAACAGGCGTCAGCCATGGTGGCGTCTGTCTTGACGATCGCGAGCAGCAGGGGGTCAGGCGCCTCGTCGTCGGCCGTCGTGTTGTCGATCGCCCACTGAGCGTACTCACGAATTAGCTTGGCGGTTTCGACGGCCGGGATTGTGTGGTTGAGCGTGCTAGGCATGATCGTTACCTCGTTGTTGGGGTGTTAGCCGGGCGCGTGGCCCGGCGGGTTGGGTTAGGCGGCTTCTTCGATTGCCTTGCGTTCCGCCTCTTGCATGACTTCCCGCGCCTTCGTGCATATGTTGTCCTCAACACATCTGGCCTCGCCATCGGCCTCGGCCTGGGCGCTTACGTATGCATTAAGGCCAGATTCATCGTCCAAATCGTAATCAGATTGGTCGATGTCGTCCGGGGTGACGTGGACGGAGATGTCGTGATGTTGGGGGTCGCATTCCGGCGGCGCAAACTTAACCGTGATTCTATCGTCATCGGTGAAGTATCCGAACTCGGCATCAAGAGCCGCCTCGACGGCATCTTTGACCGCCTCGTAAGCCTTGTCACAAGAGCAACCATCGACCTCGCCGATGGACATCTTGCTTAAAGTGGCTGTAATCTTGATCTGCTTTGCCATTGTCATTACTCCGGTTTGAGCCGGGCGCGTGGCCGCCCGGTGGTGGGGTTAGGCGGAGGCTATTTTTCTACGCACGCTGTCGAGCGTGATTCCATCGCCAGCACCGCGCGCTTGATCCTGTGCCACGCCGCATCGCTCATACCGTCGTATACCATCCTGACGGCGGCATGAATTACCGCATCGCGTGCGGATGGATTACAATGGGGATTGCTGCACTGATCCAGCGACGTAGCGCCGCACGAGCAGGGCCACGGCACGGTGGCATCTTCGCTCATGCCACCACCTCTACCGTCACGCCGGGGTCTTTTCCAAAGTAGTTTCCGTAAATGGCGATCGCGGTCTTCATGGCAGATTCCTGATCCTTGCCCCGGACTGTTCCGAGGTATTTTCCAGCGGTGCTGGTGACTGAGAAGTTCTTGAGGATCGTCATCGTGTCTCTCCGGGTTGGCGTCTGCTGTGGGGGTGTTATGGACCGTTCGTCAGTGACGGTCAACAGCTAAATGCACCATCAGACGATTTTTATTTTCCGATAAAATATGGGGAACATAAAAATAGGTGTTGACGGTCGTTAGTGACGGGATTTATATAAGGGCGTCGCAACAGGAGTAACGAGAATGGCCCTGACAGACGCGGATATCGCCCAGTTCGCCAAAGCGGCAGTGAAGTCCGGGGCAACTGCGTATGATGTCGCTACTCCGGAAGGAAAAGCCCGGTTGGCTGCGCAAGGCCGGACGGCTGCGCAGGCTTATTTTGATCAGGCCAAGGCGGACATCCGGGACAGCGGCTACCGCGTGACGAAACGGGTCGAGGATGTGCTCTGGCAGACCTTGATGTCGATTTGAACTACACTACAACCGGAGGCATAATTGCCCATCGACCCCAAAGGCAAAGAGCGCCAAGCCCGCATGACAGAACGCCGCAAAGCCTGCGAGGAAGCTTGCCGCCGCATCCGCGACGACCGCGCCGCGATCCGCACCCTCGATGACGCGATAACTGCTGCGGCTGTGGCGCTGGCACCGCCGAAGAAACCGACACAGGAGATGACATGAGCAAACCCCTAACCGCCGCAAAGGTCCGCTCAGTGCTTCGGCAAGCTGGATACGATTGCGCGAAGTCCCACACGACAAGGGTCCGCGGATGGCGGAGCTGGTCATCCGGGTTTCTTGTCCGTGACTGCGGCAAAATCATCGTTGAATATAAGGCCGATTTTCCGAGTGAAAATCGCGTTCGCGCGTGGCTTGAACGATATCGGGTTGCGCTGTCCGCTGCCGGGTTAGCAGTGACAGACGGGCCGCATGACAGCCTTTTTGTCGTGGCGCTGGCACCGATCCGGAATACCGGAGACGAAACCCGCGACGCGGGGAAAGATGAGAGATGACCGCGCCAGACACTGCCCGATGGGGCGATGATATCCTGACCAGCGACCACATCCGAGGGTGTCAGGGCCGCGAGTATCAATGCACATGTGGATACGATGACGCCAAAGATGCCGAGATCACACGGCTACGCGCCGAAGTGGCCGATCTTCGTATTTCCGTTATCGCGTTCTGTGGCCCGTTTGCGGCGGAATACGCGAGGGATCGTGGCTATCCGCACAACCATCTGCACCCGCACCATTACGACATCCTCGCGAAAGCCGGTGCTCGGATGGATGATTTTGTCCGTGTCAAATTGGATGAGCACGCATGACCCTCCCCTTCATCCCCGCACCCCCCACGACTGAAATCATCCGCGACATCCTTGCGGACCCCACCGCCCGCGTGCGGGAGCGCCAGCTTGCGGAACGGGCGTTGGAACTGGAGGAAGCCATCCAGGCCAACCACGACACGCGCTACGGAAAAGGACACGCGGCCCGAGCCGTATTTTCGCCGGCCGACGTGGCGCTGTTCGAGGCGGCGGGGATCGTCTGGAACAGGCCCCCGCCCTGGCAACCGACGCCCGATCAGCGAGAGGCGTGGAGGCGCGATCCCGGCGCGGCGAAGCGGGAGCGGGAGATCGGACTTGATCCGGTCAGGGTGGACATCGTGCCGGAGCAACTTCCATGACAACCCCTATCCAACGCCTGACGCGCTACGTCCACCACATGTCCACCATCATTCCGGACGGGGATTTCCTGATCGCCAGCGCACCGGGCGGCGTGGCGCTGGAACTGTCCGATCTGCGGGCGGTGCTGGCGACGGCGCAACCTGATCCGGACGAGTGGTTCAGACTGCGTGCCGGCGAGGATGACCGGATAGCCGCGCTACAGAAACTTTGCCGCGAACGGACCCATCCCGTTGATCCCGCGGCGGCGATACCGGCGCCGGAGGTCGGACAGGTGTGGGCTGGCTGGACGGTCATTGCCGCCGGCCCGCACATTCACCTGGAGCGCAGCGGAAAGTGGCGGATCGATACGCACGAGCAGTTCCGGACTTGGGTGCTGCGCACTGGCGCCCGCCCAGCAACCACGGGAGCCGGCGCATGACCTACACCGAACCTCAACGCCGTGCGCTGGCCTGGCTGACCCCGGAGTGGCAGAACGCCACCCGGCCGGTTAGCGCGGCCCTGGATAGCCTCTGGACGTATCATCGGGCGATGGTCGAGCGGGAAGCCTATTCCGGCCCGCGTGGTGGATGGAGGGTGCGCTGGCGGCTGACACCGGCGGGCGTGGCAGCGAAGGCGGCACCCGGCGCCTGAGACATGCCGCCCAAGCGCCACCACAAACCGCCGGCACCAGCGTCCGCCCCCGACCCAGCCGCAGCCAGGGCGGAATACGATGCCGCGTGCCGCGAGGCAGCCCGGCTCTACCGCCCCGAGTCCAAATCGCCGGAGTGGTGCGCAGCCGTCGCCGTGGCCGATCTGGCGTGGAAAAGATGGATCGATGCCCGGCGCGGATAGGATGGCGCAAGATTATTGCGCGCTGGTGCGGCAAAACACGGGGTTTCACCGCACCGCATTGCGCAAAACCGCCTTTACGCGCAACTTTCGGAAAGTTTGCGTTTTTCCCGTTGAGCCTCGGGCGGGGACCGCTCCCATGCCGACACCAGCGACTCGACCCATCGCGGGAACGCCTGGAACCCCGCTCCGGGCCGCTCCCTGCCCCAATAGCTGACCGTGGTGACGTTTGCGCCGGTCAGCGCGGAAAAGTCCTGGAGCGATAGCCCCAGGGTTTTCAGGCGAGCGCGGAAGTCGGCGGGGGTCACGTCAGGTTCCTTTGCGGCGGGTCTGTATTCATGATGCGAGCGATCTGCGCTTGAACATGAGGTTGCTCAATCTCGGCCTTAAAGCGCGTTGCTGCCGCCCGCCACTGAACAAGCCGCTGCTCCGCCGTCATCTCGCCCATGGTCATATTTGATCCATCGGGACGTTTGGGCCATTCGGTCATCGGTTCATCTCCGGTTCGTGGTGTCAGATGGTCAGGTTCGTTAGGTCGGGTAAGCGTCGGCAACGCCGTTTTCGTTGACGTGGAAAGTCACATCACCGCCTCGCGCCGGCCGCGATCGAATCCCGCAGGGCTTGTTCGGCCTGGTCGGGGCGCAGCGTGTTGGCGGAATGCAACGCTTGAGGAATTTCGCAGGTAGCGCCGGCGGCGATATCCAAGGCGGCGAGGGCCAGCGCGTATTTGCCGCCGATGTGCGCAATCGTTTCGCGCAGATGGGCCGCCATCAGACCGGTTTGGTCGCCCAAGGCGGCGTTGCCGGCCGCGTCGGCGGTTGCGGTCAAGGCGTCGAGCTTGCGGACCAGCTCGCCAAGATCGAGTTCGAGGCCCTCCAGCGGTGCGGCAACGTCGCGCAGCGCGGCGGTGGCGACATTGAGGCGTACCACGGTGCCGAGGTGGATACGTTCGAGTGTGGCGGGTTCGGTCATTTGGGGTCTCTGGAGTCGGGTTTAGGCGTTCATGGTTAGGGGGTGAAGGCCATCGGCACGCCACTCATGATGGCTGGACCCTTCAGGTGTGCAGTATCTTCCGGGCAAAGGCTGCGGACCTCGGTTTGAAAGCCGATATCTCTCATGCGCTCGGCTGCCACAAAAGCAGCGCGGGTGACATAATCTTTGGTCAGATCAGTCATGCTCGCCATGACGGTATCCGTCACCCAATAATGCTCAGGCCCCAAAACTTTCTGCATGGCGGACTCATCCGAGTCCGGGCATGTTCGCAAAACATACACATGCCCCGGCCCTTCAACTCGCTCTTCGCGGCAAACTAGGATCATGGTCATTCTCGTATCTCCGGTTCGTTGAGCCGGGCCGAAGCCCGGCGGTTTGGTGGATCAGGTGGCGGACTTCCAGTGGTCGAACTCGGCGCGCTGCTCGGCAGTCATCTCCAAATCCAGCGCAGAGACATTGATCGGTCGCGCGTCCTTAAGGTGCGGGTTGACGAATTTCCCGGAACCTGTGTGGCAGAGGACCGCCCAATCAACCGGGTCGGACAGATCGCCGAACGTGCTTTGAGGCGCCTGCCAGTCCGAAACCGTATAGACGGTGTATCCGGCGGCTGTGGCGGACTGCAATAGGATCGCCGGAAACCGGAGGGTGCAGTCATCCGTGTGGACGGTGGCCCAACCGAGACGCAGACGGTTGCTGCGTCTCACCTCTGCGAAATCCGCGGCGTGTGTCTTGCCGTCCAAATGGGATGTGATCTGGGTTTTCATCTTCGTTACTCCGGTTGAGGTGGGGCCGAGGCCCCGCCCAAGTGGTTAAGATGCGGCGTTGATGGCATCCCGGATTTCCGCCAGCAGATCGCCAACACCTTCCTGCATTTCGTCACCTTCAAAGCCCTCAATGAACCGCTCGGCTTTGGTGAGAGCGGCCAGCAACGTCGGAGCCGCCGCCAGCTTCTTCGCATCCCGCCGCGCTTCCTCAACCCCGGCATTTCCGCCGTAAGCGCCGCTTAGGTTCATGAAGCAGAGAACCCGGTCGGTGTTCTTTTCGCCAACATACGGTGTTCCGACATCGCTTCCGCCGAAGAACTTCATCTTCTGGATCAGGTCTTGGGTCTGCATCTCATGATCTCCTGTTGGGTATCAGGCCGAGCGGCCAGACCCGCCCCCGCCGTGACGGGGGAAGGCCCGGCGGTTCGGTCAGGCGTGGACCCAAGCGCGATCGGCAAGCGGAAACTCCGCGGCCGATCCGTTGCCCCAGGCGGCCAGCGCCGCTTCGTCCGCGGCGTCGATCTCGTAGGCCCTGAACTCCACGGCGACTTCGTCCATCGGCAGGGCGTGCGGGTTAATGCCGACCGCATCGTCAAACTGAATCAGCACATCGCGCGCCGTCTCGCCTTCTCCCGTCCATTGGAGAAGTCCGGCGTTGATGTCGAAAAGCGCAAATTTGGTCATCTTCGTTACTCCGGTTTGAGGCGGGGGATCGCTCCCCCGGCTGGGGTTAGGCGCGGGTGGCGATCCACTGCGCCCCGCGAAGGAACGCGACGGCCTCATCAATTGTCCGGAGGCTGATTTCGTCTTGCGCCCACTCCGTAGCCGCCGGCTCCGGGAAATACTCTTCGCGGCGATGCACGATGCTGCCTATACATGCGTCGCCATCCCATACGTCGTAAACGTCGCGGCATGATTTGGCGGGCCTGATGTCAATAGCCATCGTCTCTGTCCTTGTTCCGGGTCCGGCCATCCCGTCCCGATGCCCGTATTATGCACGATGCAGCGGACATGGCAACAGGAAAATGCACAGTGCATTGTATTATTAGTTGGACTGATGACACACACGATATTGTTGTCAGGATGACCGCGCTGCGCTAAATATGGCAGCGTCCGCTGCAACGGAGACCGTCGTGCCCGCCTCCCCCGCGCATCAAATCCGCCGGCTGCGATCCCGCATCGTCCGGCTCAAAACCGAGCTATCGGATATGAGGCAAATCGCAGAGGCGTTCCACGAGGCGTTCCAGCGCGAAATGCTTGACAAACCAACCCGGTGCAGCGATATGCTGACACAGCACGTTAACGTAGGAGCGTAACCCCATGTCCGCACTCGGTTCTCCCGTCAAAAGCACCGGCACCGCGCCAACCGGCAAAACCTCGGCCGCTCAGGGCACGTCGGTTGGCGGCGGCTCCCGCCCGGGCGGCACGAGCAAGCACCCGATTGATGTGTCCAGCCCGAGCGATCATCACACGCTGGACCGCAAGCCGCCGTCCGGTTGGCTGAAGTAGCATTAAGCGGGGACGCCGTGGGCGTTGAAAGCAACGCAAGTCAACGATCTGGCGGGATTACCGGAAAGGGCTTCCAGAAGGGGCAATCCGGTAATCCTGGAGGCGTGCCGAAAGGGCTGGCTGAGGTCGTTAAACTCGCACGCACGCACACCGTTGCGGCGATTCAAGCTCTAGCCGACATCTGTCAGAACGACGATGCGCCGCCGGCCGCTCGCGTTTCCGCCTCGTCCGCTATTCTCGACCGGGCGTGGGGTAAGCCGAAAGAAACATTGGAGCACGCCGGACCTGATGGCGCCGCGATCCCCGTCTCCATAGCCGTCACATTTCATAAGCCTGCGCCGCCGGCGTGATGCAAGCGCAGTTCGCGGACTGCTTTCAATTTTTGTTTGAGCCATCGCGCTACAAGGTCATCTATGGCGGGCGCGGTTCCGGCAAATCGATGAGCGTGGCCCGCGCGCTGCTGATAACAGCGGCGGCGGAACCGCTTCGCATCTTGTGTGCCCGAGAGCTACAGACCTCGATCCGGGATAGCGTCCATAAGCTGCTGTCCGATGAGATCGGCGCGCTCGGCCTGGCCGACTTCTACGAAATACAAAACGCGGCGATCTACGGTCGGAACGGGACGGAGTTCATTTTCCGCGGCTTGCGGCATAACGTCGCGGAAGTGAAGTCGATGCAGGGGCTTGACCGGGTTTGGGTGGAAGAAGCGCAGCTTGTCAGCAAGTCGTCATGGGAAATCTTGTTGCCAACCGTACGAAAGGATGGCAGCGAAATCTGGCTGACATTCAATCCGGTACTGGAGGAGGACGAGACCTATCAGCGGTTCGTGGTCAACCCGCCATCCACCGCGGTTGTCAGGGAAGTCAACTGGACCGACAACCCGTGGTTCCCAAGTGTGTTGCGGATCGAGATGGAGGAATTGCAGCGCCGCGATCCGGACGCCTGCCTGAATATCTACGGCGGGAAGTGCCGTCACGCTCTTGATGGCGCGATTTATGCCAACGAGCTACGCGACGCGACGGCTCAGGGTCGCATTACTCGCGTGCCGTGTGAGCCGGGCAGTCCGGTCTATACCGCGTGGGATCTGGGGCACAGCGACAACACCGCGATCTGGTTTTTTCAGCGCGTCGGATTCGATTACAGGATGCTGGCGTATTTTCAGGACACCGCGCAAAAGATCGAGCATTACCTGTTAGAATTACAAAATCGCGGTTACGTCTATGGTCGCCACTACCTGCCGCATGATGCCGAAAGCAACCGCCTGGAAGGGAAGTCGATCGCCAATCAGATACGCGGGGTATACGGCTCTAATGCCGTCATCGTTGTGCCTCGCACCGATAACGTCGGAAACGACCTAAACATCTGTCGAACCGTGTTTGCGAACTGTTGGTTCGATAAGGAAAAATGCGCCGATGGCTTGCACGCGCTGCGGCATTACCGCTATGGCGTGGACGAGGACACCGGCCGCCGGTCGCGGCTGCCGCTGCACGACTGGTCGAGCGACGGTAGCGACGCATTCCGCACATTCGCGGTTGGATTCAGGCAAGAGAAGCGTGAGGTGCCGGGCAAGCGCCGCCAGATGACCGCCAGCAACGACGTTTCGCACAGTTGGCTAGGTTCGTAGTGCAAACGACCGTGAGATAGCGTAATATCACCGCAGAAAGGAACCCCCGACATGCCCGCACCCTACTCCTGGCAGTCCAGTCCAAACCCCTGGCAGACAATTGGCGAGACGATCGACGCGCTGGAGGCCAAGATCGCCGCGCAGCAGTCTCCGGACCCGGCAATCCTGACGCGCATGGCTGCGCTGGAAGCCAAGGCAGCGCAGGTTGATGCGCTCGCCGCCCGGCTGACCGCAGCGGAAGCGGAGCACGCAAGCCTGTTGGCCGCCCTGTCGGCGCCTACGAAGCCCGCAGCATGACCGAGGCGGCATTTCTCGACCTCCTGGCCCGCGACATAGCCACTCGGCCCGAGGCTCTCGTCCCTCTGACCGAGGGGTTTGTGTCTGACGCGCTGGCGCTGGTGGCTGGCGTGGTTGTTGACCCCGACGCGCCGATTGATGGCGAGGTTGAGTTGGGGTGATTCCGAAACCACGATCCGCCGAGCGAGAGCGGCGATCGAAGCAGCAGAAAGGGCGTGCCGTGAGCAAGCCGAAGCCGAAGGGCGACAAGAAGCCGTTCCCGCCGAAGAAGCCGAAGGGGAAATGAGATGAGCGACAAGCCCGCGCGGCTGATCAGCATGAGCGCCCCCGAGGATGTTGCCGCCGGCCCGCTGGTCAGGTCGGACGGTGAGGACGATAAGCGTTACGCCGCACGCGCGGCGCTGATGGACCGACTGTTTGCAATCCCTGACGATTGCGACGATGTCTCCGAAGGAGAAAAGAGGTGAGCACCTATTCAGGCATTTCATTTTATGACCGGGTTGAACTTGCCGCGCGTCAACTGTGCGCCGACGCCGGCTACGATAAGCATGCGGACGATCTCGTGCCCCGGCCGGACACGCTCACATCTGCCACAACGCCGGTTGGTGAGGTGGCGTTGCCGCCGGCCAAGCCGGTGCCGTTGTGGCGGTTCTGGCGGGATGCCGCCATTGAGCAGGTGAGGGAAGAAAATGAGCGACGCGCCCGCGAGGATGATCAACGTGAGGCGGACAGGGACGCTGCCGCCGACCTGACCAGCGGGCCGGCCAACGAGGACGATGAGCGATGCAGCGTTGCGCGCGCCGCCCTCGTGCGCGATGCGCAACGCGCGATGTATGGCGGCGACGCAGATGGTTATGACAGGTTTATGGTGATATTCTGCGTTAGCGTGGCCGGATTCATAGGCATCGCGCTTATCGGTTCTTTGGTGGCCAGCGTGATTGCGCCCTGAACCGTGTAGCTCTTGGTGCATCTACGAGCGTGGTGTCTGCAAGTTTTGCGGGCACCCGCAGGAGAGGACAAAGATGGGACTGGTAATCTACGACATCGAGACAGACCAGACGCGCGAGGTAACGCAGGCGGACATTGACCGGCTGACCGCCGTCGCAAGTGCCTACGGTCGGCTGCGCGTGGAGGTCGAGAGAGTCCACGCGGCGCTGCTGGCCGAGATTAAGGCGATCAAGGGGAGGGGCAAGTGACGGCGGTTGCCTACCGCGCTGGCGTCATGGCTGCGGATAGTGTCGGCTGGACGTGCAACTTGTCGGTCGCGGTGCCCGTCGCGCCGAAGATCAAGCGGTTGCGTGGCGGTGGCCTGATAGCGGCTGCTGGCCAGACAGTGGCGATTGATCGGTTTGTCGAGTGGATGTTGCGTGGCGGCGGAAAGCCCGAAGGCATCGACAGGGACGACTTGACCGGCTTGTGGGTCCACCCGGACGGCTCCGTGTGGATGTGCCTGCACGATCTGCACTTCATCCGCATTCACTCTGAGTTCTTCGCGATCGGGGCGCCATCCACATTTATGATGGGCGCGCTGTTTGCCGGCGCGACGGCCGAGGAATCTGTGCGGCTGGCAATTGCGCACACCGATGGCGCTGGCGGATCGGTCCAGGTCGAACATATTCATGCCGGCGATCCGGGCGGTATCATTAAGTTGTCGCCGGGGTGCGATCCGCGATCGGTTGTACCGGCGCAGTTTCGGCCGGTGCCGAAACCGGGATGCGGTGGATGGGTGGAAAGTGGCAAATGATCGACCTCATAGGTTTTGTCGACCATGATGACCCATGCCCGACATGCGGCAAGACGCATTATGGGCCGACCAGGCGGTGTAGGATGACGCGCCATAAGCCGTTCTTTGTCGCTAAACCCGCCAGCCTGTTCGTCGTCGCTCATGATGGAGGATGCGAAGGCTACAGCCTTCCACTGCTGGCGTTCACCGATAAGGCTTCGGCGCTGAAATGGTGCAAGTCGCAAGACGGTAGTTATAGCGTGGCCGAGGTGCCCGTGTTCCCGGAGTTGCCGGCCGCGCCGTGGTACCGGGTTGAACCAGTCACGGAAGGCGCCTCGCCGCCCGACGACGAGTGGTCCCGGCTGCTGGAGTGCAAGCGGGCCGCGGCGATATGAGTGGCAATCTTCCCGAGTGGGATATGGCCCGCATAGCTGCGGCGGCGCATGCCGCATTCGTTGCGGCATTCGGGCCGCATGAAACCCCAATGACGAATCGCTTCGTGCCAGATGATGCAGATCAAACCTCTATTGAGTTGGTGTTACGCGCCGCTGATTCGTTGTTAACGACCGCTCAAATTATTGACAGCATTGTTGTGCCGGCCGCGGCGGCGCTAGCCGAAGAAACGCCTCACGGCTGGTCGTTTCTCCCCTTGGAACTGCCCTATGGGGCCTATCGCGCGGCGCGTCATGGCGACGGCTTTGTTTCTATCCGGGTGGTGATGGGACGAGATATTGTTAGCGGCTTGGTGTTGTTGACAATCGACGTTTTGACATCCCCCGTTCCGGCCGCATCATGCCACTGACCGGATGGCAGAAAATCGAGTTCTACGACCCCGCGCTGGACGCTCAGGCGGCGCGGATCAGTGGATTTGACGGCCGGGGCGGCGAATACTGGCGCAAGGTGCCGCTCTGCCCGACCGGCAAGTCCCGGCGCGCACAAATCAACGCGGTGCTGGACGAGATCGAGGATGCTATTGCGCTGGCCGATCGTGGGCAGCGAGAACCAGGAGAGGTCTGATGACGACACCTAACGAACTGGCCGAACGTATTGCCGTATTAGACGCAGACGGAATCGCAAGGCCCACCAGCTTACTTTTATTTCGGGGTGCAATGGAGTGCATACCCACCATACTCGGGCCGCGCCCGGAAACCGAAGTGCTAATGAATGCCAACGGGACGGGCCGCGTCGATGAGCCGGAACCGTCGCCTTATGAGGGGTTGTCCATGGCTATCGCCGATGAGAAGGAAGGTAAGTGGCCGCCGATCCCCTATGTCAGCAGCGATCTCACAGAGCAACTGGCTGCCGCAGCGGCGAATCAGTTTCCCGGCAGCGTCACCTATGTCAGCAACAACAAATCCTACGAAGACGAGATCATCGAACACCTTGCCCTGATCGGCCGCCTGTCGGAACGCATCTCGGAACTCGAAGCCGAGAACACGGACCTGCGCCGCGTCTCGGGTTATTGGCAAGTCAAGTGCTTTGAGGCGATTGAGCTTGCTCGGCTCGGCAGCATCTGTCCCGTCGACCTCGCCCCGTTCGATCCCAAGAGTATCGCCGCTGAAAGCGGCGAACCAGCGGCGCCATTCACCGCCGATGAGTTGGTGGCCGCGCTGGAGGACTCACAGCGGCTTTACGGGAGCGACACCCCGACCGTGACAGCCCCCGCCGTTCTCAGCGCCAAGATGGGAACCGTTCCCATCGGCGGGCCAGTCCCCACGGGATGGCGGATTGTTGTTTCGCCGCCCGTCCCCGCCGCCAAGCCGCCGCTTCCGGCTCAGGCGCTTGGCTCGCAGACGCAGGATATCGGGCTGGTGGTGCGATGAGCGAGACTATCAGCGTTGTGCTGAAATTCATAAGCAGCCCGGTTGGCGGATTTTTTCTGGGCGCATTGATAGCCGCCTTGATAGCCGCCGCAATCATGGGAGCGATGACAGATGGGGTCATCGATAAACTTCATCCAGAATGGCCCGTTGTGGAAGCGTTTTGGCATGGAGAGTTCCCTATGAATGGTCTGGTTTTGCAAGATATTGAGACAGATCGTGCTTTAGGGCTATTAGGCTTTTTCGTGACAGAGGAAGATCCAGTGTTATCGCGCCGCCTAGACGCAGGCGGATACGCGCTTCTCGTCCATTTACCGCAGGCGCCAACATTGCAAACTCTCGAACGGTTGGCAGCGTGTAAAAACCGGGGTCGTCTAATTGAACAAGCTTTGGCTGTTCAGCCGGCGCGGCACGACTAAAGCCCTACCATTGCCGGAACGGTAATGCTAAACTAACCCCAACGCCAACCGGCTGGCCGTCTGCGCCGGGCATCTCAACGCTACCACGGGCCACGCGCCCGGAGATGTCCGTGCGAACTGCTTTGCAAGCCACCACAGCCCTTTCCGGCCTGATCGACACGTCCGGTGCCGCGATTCCATCAACGCGGCCCGCTGTCGATGTCCGCACCCTCCCGCTGATCGACCCCGATGCGCTGCCGCCGATGCCTGAGGGGTTCGAGGCGCGGTTGCACGGTGACGACGAGATCGTGGTGTGGTGGCCCGCGCAAGGGCTGCACGCCGCGGTGCCGCTGCTGGAACGGGAGACGGCGATCCCCGAGGCGGTGGCGGCCATGATTTCGGCGGCGGGAGGCGCAATCGGATGAACACCGACCCCGAGGCATGGCTCCATGCCTATCAGGCTCTCGATCGGCGCCATCGGCGCCATCGGGCGGAGACCTTCCTTGTCACCGACCTTCCCTTAGCCGATCCGGCATCGCTCCCGCCTCATCCGCCGCTGCCGCGTGGCATTGAGGCGCGGCTTCTGGAGTCCGTTGGCCCGACGATAATCCTCTGGTGGCCGTCGCAGGGCATGCACGCGGCATTTCCCGCAAAAGACTGCAACAAGTGCTATGCGCCGGCCTTGGACCAGTTGATCCAGGCCGCATCCTTCGGCCGCTCGGGGCGCGCCTGAGATGGCTCAGGACCCGGACAAGCCGAAAGACGACGGCAAGGTACGCCTCCCGCGCACCGACAGCGCCATGAACAAGATCGCCCCGAAGATGACCGCGCCCGCCGACGACAAGGGCGGAAAGACCAAGGGCGCGAAAGCCAAGGAAGCCGAGCGCAAGGAAAAGCTCCTGCACCGCGCGCTGAAGCGGTTCGACAAGGCAGTTGAGGCCGAAGCCGCCAACCGCAAGGAGGGGCTGGACGATAAGAAATTCGCCGCGGGAGCACCATATCAATGGCCCGCCGGCATCGTGGCGCAGCGGAACCTCGATCAGCGTCCGTGTTTGACAATCAACAGACTGCCTAATTTCATTCACCAGATCACAAACGACCAGAGGCAGAACCGCCCCGGCATCGTGATTTCCCCGACAGGAGACCGCGGCGACGTTGACGTTGCCAAGATGTACCGCGGCTTGATCCGGTTCATCGAGCGGGATTCCTGCGCTGACACAGCCTACGACACCGGCTTTGACAGTGCAGTCCGCATGGGATGGGGCTACTGGCGTATTCTCACGGAATACGAAAGCCCCGACAGTCGCAACATGAAGCTAGTAATCCGCCGCATCCGAAACACATTTACTGTCTACATGGACCCATCTGCGGATGACCAGACCGCCGCCGACGCGAAGTGGGGATTTATTTCCACGATGATACCGCGCGACGAGTTCACTGACAAATACCCAGACGCGGACCCGATGCCGTTCGACAAGGCATCCATCGGCGAGCCGATGAAGAACTGGCTCAGCAAGGACGAAATCCGCATCGCCGAGTATTTCGAGATCGAATACAAGATGCGGACGCTTGTAGCCCTGGATAACGGGCACGAGGGATGGGAAGACGAGCTTGACGACGCCGTGCGCGAAGCCATCGCGGACGGCAGAATCGAAGTCATTGATGAGCGCGAAAGCCGCGTTCCAAAGGTAAAATGGTATAAAATCACCGCAAAAGACGTGCTGGAAGAAACAGATTGGATCGGCTCTACAATCCCGATTGTCCGGGTTGTCGGAGAAGAAGAGGATATCGAGGGCAAGGTCATTCTGTCGGGCATCGTGCGGCACGCCAAAGATTCGCAGCGGATGTACAATTATCATAAAACCGGCGAAACCGAACTGGTCGCGCTTGCTCCCAAGGCGCCGTTCATCGGCGAGGAAGGTCAGTTCGAAGGGCACGAAGACGAATGGAGAACCGCCAACACGCGGTCCCTGCCGTATCTGAGCTACAAGGGGACCAGCGTCAACGGCACCCCGATACCGCCGCCGCAACGCCAGCCATTTGCCGGCATTCCAGCCGGCGTCGTCAACGCTGCTCAGGGCGCCGCTCAGGACATGCAGGCGACGACCGGCATCCGATTCGACGCCACCATGAACGAGCGGATGATAGACGAAAGCGGCAAGGCGATCCGCGAGTTGCGCCGCTCCGGCGACATGGGATCGTTCCACTTCATCGACAACCTGGCGCGGTCGTTGCGCCGCACGGGCGAAATCCTCGTTGAGGCCATCCCCCTGGTTTATGACACCGCGCGAACATTGACGATTTTGCGTGAGGACGACAAGGAAGAGCAGATCAGGATTGACCCGACGCTGCCGAAGCCGACCGGCGAAATGCGCAAGCCGGATGGAAAGCGGATCAAACTGTTCAACCCGAAATTCGGGAAATACGGCGTGACGGTGACGATCGGGCCTTCGTTCGCGACAAAACGGATCGAGGCGAGCGAAAACATGATCTCGTTCGCCAAGGCGCTGCCGCAGACGGGCGCGCTCATCGCTGATCTGATCGCCAAAAATCAAGACTGGCCCGGCGCGGAAGAGATCGCCACCCGCCTCGCCAAGACGCTGCCGCCGGGGTTGCTCCAGCCCGATATGAAGGACGTTCCGCCGCAGGTTCAGGCCATCCTTCAGCAACAGGACGCGCAGGTTAAGGAATTGGGCATGAAGCTCCAGGCCGCCATGCTGGAATTGCAGGACAAGCGGGCGGATCGGGCGGTCGATATTGACAAGGTGAACAAGGACTTTGAGGCAAAACTTCTGAAGGTGGTGGCCGACACCGAGGCAAAAATGGCCGCGGTGGAGGAAAAGGCCGCGGCGAACTTCAACACTCACATCGGCGCGCAAATTCAGGAACTCGGCGCCAACGTCGCGGGCCTGATCCAGCAATTGGAGCATCCGCCACAAACAGCCGGCGGCGGCGATGGACAGAAGCCGCCGGGCAATGAGACTGCCGCGCCGGCCGAGGCGCCGGAACCGAACGAACCGCCGCCCGTGGCGTTGCAGCATCTCAAGCAGGGGCGAGCGACGACCTTTGCGAACGGCCAGAAATGGACGCTCGGGCCGGACGGCAAGCCGGCGAGGGTCGTGTAATGGACTGGACCCCCATCCACCACGAAGACCACGACCCCGCGCCAGCACCAGCGACCGGACCAGCGCCCGAACCGAAGCAAAGTCGCGAGCCGAAATCCGCATCCGCTTTGCCTCTCATGCTGTCGGTCGGCGCAACGCCCGATCTGGCCGAGGCCATGGAACGCCTGGAAGGAAAGATCGACAGGCTTATCAGCTTGTTAAACGCTGAACCTAAAGCGTCACGTGAAGAAACGCCAACAACCCCTTGACAACGCATAACCATGCCGTCTAATTAACGGTCACAACCTGCGAGGCTACCGTTCATGGCTGTGGCAACCCGAGGACCGGACATTCTGACCCGATCAGCGCCCCCGCTATCGGCGGTTTCCGATATGCCCCTGGCTGACATTGAGAAGCCGCCTGCATCGGCGTCAAACGACCCGGCAGACCATGCCAGGGGCGTTGCTGAGGAAATGTCGCCGCAAGCGCAGGCCGCCGCTCGTGCGGCCAAGGTGACGGACCCGGACGCCAAGCCGGTTGAAGCCAAGCCGGTCGAGGAGCCGATTGACCTATCCGACCTCCCGGAGAACGCGCCGTACTGGTATAAACGCGAAGTAGGCAGGATGCGGCAGCAGACCCGCGCCGCGAAGGCCGGATTTGCCACCGAGGCCGAGGCCGCAAAGAAAGAGGCTGCCGACGCAAGCGCCGCAGCCGCGAAGGCCGCAGCCGACGCGAAGGCCGAAGCCGAAGCCGCCCGCGCCGAACTCGCCCGGATCAAGGCGGAGATCGAAGCCAAGGCCGCCGAAGCCCCGCCGGAGGCACCGGAGCCGCCGGCCGCCGATCCGCGTCCGGCACGCGACGCGTTCGATGATCCCGACGCTTACGACTCCGCGCTGGAGGCGTGGTCCGAGCGCAAGGCCGCCGCGAAGATCGAGGCGGATCGCGTCGCCGCGGAAACCGCCGTCAAGGAGGCTGCGAAAGCCGCGGAAGCCGAAGCCGCGAAGGCCGCGCAAGATGCCGAAATTGCCAAGGTCGTCGCGACCTGGACCGAAAAGAGGACCGCGGCGATTGAGCGGTATCCGGACTACGTTGAAGTGACCGAGGCCGATAAGCTGGTGATATCGGACGATATGGCAAAAACGATCGTGACTGCGCCGAACGGCACCGATATTGCGTATTACCTGGGCAAGAATTTGGACGAATCCAAGCGCATCGCGGCGCTGCCAAGCCGGACGCAGCAGATTTTCGAGATCGGCGCGCTGTCCGCGAAACTGGCCGCAACCCCGGCCCGTGCGCCTCGCCCGAAGCCGCTGCAACCGATCGAGACCGGCAGCAACGCCGCCGATACGTCCGATCGGGAAGAAACGATGGCGGAAGTCGAAGCTCGGGTTTCCGCGCGGATTGCCGCGCAGCGCAAGCCGTTCATTCAAGCGACTCGCCACTGACCGCCAGAGCGGCCCGACCGGACGGGTAATTCCGGGATGACTACCGACTACCGACTACCACCGGCACGGCCGGGCACGCACCGAGGCGCATCTCGGGACCGAAGGAACCAACCGATGACCGCAACAACCCAATAGTCGCTCCGATTGCGGGGCGCACAGGAGCCTGACATGGCAACCAACGCCCTGCTTACCCCTTCGCTCATCACGAAGGAAACGCTCGCCATTCTGAGCAACAACCTTGTCGCCGCCGGCAAGGTCAACAGACAGTTCGAAAACCAGTTCGTCAAGATCGGCACCACGCTGACCGTCCGCAAGCCGGTTCGCTTCAAGGTGACGCGCGGCCCCGCGCTGCAAATCCAGGACATCACCGAGCCGTCCACCTCAATCACGGTGTCTCAGCAGGCGCACGTCGATTGGCAGTTTTCGTGCCAGGAACTCACGCTGACCATCGAGGACTTTTCCGAACGGTATTGCAAGCCGGCGGCTGAGGAACTCGCGAACGACGTGGACTATACGGTCCTCGGCCTGTTCAGCCAGTTGTTCAACCAGACCGGCACGCCGGGCACCGCTCCGTCTGCGTTCGCTGACCTGGCCGATGTCGGCCAAAGGATGGACGAAGGCGCGGTGCCGCAGGAAAGCCGCGTGCTGGTGCTCTCCCCGAAATCGTATTGGGCAATGGCAAAGGGCCTGATCGGCTACTACGTTCAGAATGTTTCTGAACCCGCGTTCAAGGGCTTCCTGGCGAACATCGCCAACTTCGAAATATTCATGGACCAGAACGTCCAGGCGCAGACTGTCGGCAACTGGAGCGGAACGCCGGTCGTCAACGGCGCCGGCCAAACCGGCGGCGTTCTGGTGACGAACGGGTGGACCGCCTCCGTGTCCGGCCTGTTGGCCCTTGGCGACATCTTCACCATCACGGGCGTTTACGCGATCAACCCGAAGAACCGGCAGTCCACCGGCGCGCTGCAAAACTTCCTGGTGACTTCGGCGGTGACTTCGGATGCGGGCGGCAACGCTGCCATCGGCATCTATCCGGCGATCACTACGAGCGGTGCTTATCAGACCGTTTCCGCAGCGCCCGCCAACGGCGCCTCGATCACGGTCAAGGGCGCGGCGAACACCTCGTATTTCCAGAACGTGGCGTTCACGAAGGACTGCTTCGGCCTCGTGACGGTGCCGATGGAACTCCCGAACGGCGTGGACTTCGTGGCGCGGGAAATGCACCGGAACATTTCGATGCGGATCGTGCGGGCGTTCGACATCTTCAACGATGTCACTCCGGCCCGTATCGACATTCTTTACGGCGTCGCCTGCTTCTACCCGGAGTTGGGCGTCCGCGTAACGGCGTAACCACGGGGCGCGTCCCGGCCTTGACCGGCCGGGCGCCCTCAACATAGCGAGCAAAGAACGCAGCATGACATCCCGCGAAAAACGCCGCCTCCGCAAGCAGTTCGACGCTCAAATAGAGCAAGAGCGCAACGGCGCACCGATTCCCGGCGAGATCGCCGAACGAATGACCAAGGACAAGCCGGCGGTCATTCTGCATCAGGTCGTCGTCACCGAGCGCGGCACGGGGCGGTTGATCCCGTTCGGCCCGATGATGATCCAGGACGCGGCGGGCATGTTCTGCGAAGCCATCAACCGGCAAATCCTTCTCGGCGCGGAGAAGGTCTTCACGTCCGCCGCCGTCGTCCCCATGACCCCGATCCAAGCAGGAGCGTAACATGCCCTTTTCCACCACCGGCACCGTGACCACCACGAGCAACGTCCGACAGCTGTCCGACCGCAACGGCGAGAACGGCGGCCCCGGAACCCAACTCGGCGCGTCCGCCGCCGATCTCATCGGCTTCTACGGCGCAGCCCCCGTCGCGCAGCCGTCCGGCGGCTTTCAGGCGTTGGCTCAGGCGCTGCCCGGCGGGCTGATCAACTCCTACGCGCCGACGCTCACGCCTTCCGCCGTTGCCGCCAATACCACGGCGGAACAGACCTTCACCGTGACGGGCCTTGCCGGCACGCCCTCGCTGGTCATCGTCAACAAGCCGACCGCGCAAGCCGGCCTTGGCATTGCCGGCGTGCGCGTCTCGGCCGCGAACACCCTGGCGATCAACTACAGCAACGACACGTCCGGTTCGATCACTCCGACCGCTTCGGAAGTCTATCAGGTGGTCGAACTGATTTCCGGTGACGGCTTGACGTTCACCGCGACGTTGACCCCGGCGGCGGTTGCGGCGAACGTGACATCCGAGCAGACGTTCAGCGTTCCCACCGGCAACGTGCAGGTTGGCACCGCGCTCGCGGTGAACAAGCCGACTTCTCAGGCCGGACTTGGGGTGTCCTCGGCTCGCGTCTCCGCGGCGAATACCGTGGCAATTACGTTCTTCAACAACACCGCGGCCCCGATCACTCCGACCGCGGCGGAAGTCTACGTGTTTGCGGACCTGAACGGGGTTTCCGCCGCCGATAATGTGCTGGTCTACAACATCAACGTCGGCACTCTGGCGGGCGTGGCCCCGACCACCTCGGCGGAACAGACTATCGCGGCAACCGGCCTGCTGACCACGGACGTTGTGCTCGGCGTCTCCAAGCCGACTGCGCAAGCGGGCATCGGCATTGTCGGGCAACGCATCGTCTCCGCCGGTTCGCTGGGCGTGACGTTCATCAACGCCTCGGCCGGCACCGTGACCCCGACCGGTTCCGAAATTTACAAGGTGCCGCTGTTCCGCGCCGCGCCAGTAGCCCCTATCGTGGAATACAACCAGACGCTGACCCCGGTTGCCGTCGCCGCCAACACGACCGCTGAACAGGTGTTCACTGTGACGGGCCTGCCCGCGTCCACCGCGGTCCAGGTCACCAAGCCGTCCGCCTCCGCCGGCCTGGCGCTTGTCGGCGCCCGGGTGTCCGCCGCGAACACCCTGGCGCTGACGTTCCAGAACAACACGGGGCTGGCGCTTACCCCGCCGGCTGAGACCTACCTGATTTCGTCCTTCCCGCAGGCGGTGGGCGGGGTTGAGGTCATCCAGGCCGTGACGCAGGCCGGGCCGAACAATTTGGTCAACGCGATCCGCGGGGCGCTGGTGAGCACCGGCCTGATTGCCGGGTCGTAACCTCTACCAACGTCCGGTGCCCTGTAGTAATATGGGGCACCGGCATTTGGGCCGGGCGGAACCGGCGCGGCCGGGTGGAGTGACCATGAGCGACACGACGCAGTTGGAAATGACGCCCGAGGCGCGGTCCTTCGTGCAAAAGTGGGGGTTGAAAGACGTTCGGCAGGTAGGCTCTGCGCTTCGCCTGTCGCCATCGGACTATTGGAAGTTCATCGCCGTGTGGCTGGCCGCCGTTGACCTGGAAAACCTAGCCGACATGCGCCACGAGTCCGGCTTCCTGGATCAATTCGAGGGGTTTAAGATTTACCTTGACGGAGATGTGGCCGGCACCGGACTGACCCGCGCGCCGGACGGAACAGAGGAAGCGCCGCCCCTTTACACGCAGGAGGTGGCCAAGCCATGAGCGCAATGGTTGACCGGGTGGCGCGTGCGATTGGCGTTCGAGAGGCGGAGATTATGCTCGGGGCGCCGCCGGGTGTTTGCGCCGACACCCGCGAGCTTGCCCGCGCTGCCATTGCCGCCATGCGCGAACCGACTGACGCGATGGTGGATGCCGCGGTTGAGTTCACGTCGGATGCTCCGACCGGCCGACGCCAGTCGGTGCGGGTTTGGCAGGCCATGATCGACGCGGCGTTGAAGGGTGACCCCACATGACCAAGCCTCCCGCCAAAGCCAAGCCCCGACGCGCGGCGCCCGCGCCTGCACTCTCAACGTCCGAACCCGACATCAAGTGGCAAGCGCAAGACGCCCTGCACACGTTGAAGCGGGCGCATGAGATCAAGAACGACCCCAAGTTGATGCACCACGTTCGCGAGCACGCGAAGGTCGAGAAGGCCGCGCTCTCGAAGGTCATCGGGCGGGGACAGAAGTAATGACCATCACGGTTCCTGAAGAACTTCAAAAAGAATGGCACGAAGCCATCACTCACTTTGCCATGGTGATGGAAATAAACCTGCGCGGCTTTGTGTTTCGCCAATTTAACTGCGACACATCCGATTTCGATTGGGTGTTTGGCAGTGCCAAGTGGCCTCGCCTTTTGTGCGCCGACACCGGATTGCCGTGGCAGGATGATCCGATGAACGGAAACCGCGGCGACATTCCACTGGCCGACTTTCTGTTGTATCTCAGGGATTGGTATCATCCACGCCGGAAAAGGGACATCGCCTAATGGCCATCCTCCAACACCACCACGAAGGCATCGTGCGCGATCTGCCGCCGTCGCCGGATCATGCCGAATACCCCAAGATGCTGTCGCATCCGGCCTATGTGCCGGCTGTGCCGGCGGTGGAAGTCAGGGAAGGCACCGCAATAAGCTGGACGCGCGGCGAACCGGAACGTTTCCCGCCGGTTCAGGTCAAGAACGCCGACGACGAGGCATATTATGTCGCCAGGGGCTACAAGCAGTGCGGCCATTCGGACCCCGCCGCGTTCTCCCGTGCCCATGCCGGGTTGCGGGTGGCGCCGGCCGCTTACAAGCCGCAGGAATACCCCAAGTATATCGGGGACGTTCTGGTGAACGGCCCGGACGAAGAGGCCGCCGCCCTGGCTGCCGCCGAAGCCGCCCGCGTCGCGGCCGAAGTGCCGGCTCTGGCTCCGGAGAAGACCGCAGATCAGTTGAGGATCGAGACATTGGAGGCGCAGCTTGCGTCGCTCATGGAGATGATGACCGCGCCGGAAGCGCCGCGGCGCGGGCGTCCGCCGAAACAGGACTGACACCCGCCGCCTGACATGCTAGACTAGCGCCGAAGCGAACCGGCTCGCGAAGTTGCCGGGCATCTCGAATATCCGGATGTCCGCAAGTGGCCGTAACCGCGCTTGATATCATCACCGATGCACTCGAATTGCTTGGCGTCTACGGGCCGGGCGATTCGATCTCCGCCGCCGATAGTTCCCGCGCGCTATCTGTGTTGGCGGACATGATGGACCTGTGGAGCAACGAAAGCCTTGCGTGCTTCGCCTGGGCCACGACGACGTTCACGCTCCAGGTCGGGAAGTCGCAATACACGATCGGGCCGGGCGGCGATATCAGTGCGACGCGGCCAATCAGGATATCCGACGCGCCGGGCGCAACCTATTTGCTGGACACCAACGGCAACCGCTATCTGATGGATGCGGTGGATCAGTTGGCGTGGAATATGCAGACGACGGCGGTCGCCGACTCAGATCTCCCCGACACCCTATTTTTCGACCCGCAATTTCCGTTTGGGATTATCAACATCTGGCCGACGCCGGCCATGTCCTACACCTGCTCGTTCCTCTCCTATCTGCCGCTGTCCGATCCGTCCGCGCTCTCATCGGCAATCAGCCTGCCGCCGGGCTACAAGCGGGCGATCACAACCAATCTTGCGGTGTGTTTGAAGCCGTACTTCACCAGCGCGCAACTCGATCCGGATGTGCGCGAGGAAGCGCGGGAGTCGAGGGGAATCATCAAGCGATCGAACATGAAGCCGCCGAAGGCCGCGTATGATCCGGAGATCATTGCGCGCGGGCAGTCGAGCTACAACATTTATTCTGACCGCTATAGCAGGTAATGGCAAAATCCCCAATCCTCGGCGGGTTTAGCAAGTCACGCGCGGGCGATCTCTCGTCCGGCGAAGTCTATAATCTGTTCATGGAAGTGGTGGAGACCAAAGACGGCAAATCCCCCGGCACGCTCTACAATTCCGCCGGTCTCGACCTGAATGCCTCGCTCGGCTCCGGCCCGATCCGCGGCGTTCACGTTCTCAACGACATCCTCTATGTCGTGTCCGGGCCGCAAGTCTGGAGCCTGACGCCAAACGGCATTGCGACCCTGTGCGGCACGATCGGCATTGAGACTTCGCCCGTATCGATGTTCGACAACCGGCGGCAGCTACTGATCCTGGATGGCGTTGGCGGCTGGCTTGTCCCCGGCGGCTACCCGCTGGCGTCCGGCACGATTTCCGCGCCCGGCGGACTGTATGCGCTGGGCGACACGATCACCCTGAAAGCCACGTCGGGGAACCAGAGCAGTTACCCGGTTCTGGAGGTGACGGCGGTATCCGACAACCCCGTCACAGCCTACACGCTGCCGAACGCGGGCACGGCCTACGGCACGGCGGCGAGCGTTGCCACGACCACGATCAACGGACAACCCGGGCACGGCACGGGGTTGACGTTGAGCATTACGGCCAGCGCCGGCTCGATAACGGTTGCGGAACCACTCGTCGCCGGCAGCGGCTACGCGGTCGGCGACACCGGAACCATCACGGGCGGCAGCGGCAATGCGGTGTATCGCGTTACCGCAATCGGCAGCGGCGGCGCCGTGACAACCGTCATTATGCTCAACCCCGGCACGCTCTACGCGAGCATTGCCGGATGTCCGACGACCGCCGCACCGGGCGTGCCGGCAAATGTCGGCACCGGGCTTGCGCTCAACATCACCGCATCGTCCGGCTCGATCACGGCTTCCGGTCTGGCGAACGGCGGGCGGAATTACGCTGTCGGCAATGTGGGATTTGTTTCCGGCGGCTCGGGAGACGCCACCTATCTGGTGACGGCAATCGGCGCGAACGGCACCGTAACGGGCTTTTCGATCACGCAGGCCGGCGCGGCTGATCCGGTCCCGGCATCGTTCACACAGAAATCGACATCCGGATCAGGATCGAACTTCACGCTGACCTCCCCGACGTTCGGAACGTTCGTTGGCCTTGTGCCGGTGTCGCTGCCGTTCGCGCAACCGCTCATGGGCGGAGTGATTGACGGCTTCGGGCTGATGATCTTCCTCGGTTCGCAAAACATTGCGGGATCGGATGAACTCGACCTTTCGACGTGGCGGGCTGTGATTTACGGGGTTGCGAACCAGTCGCCGGATAGCTGCATGGCGCTGGCAGTCGTCAAAGACGAGGCGTTCATCCTCAAGGAGCGGAACACCGAGGTCTGGGTAGACCAGGGGTTGCCGGGCTTTGCGTTCGGGCCGATATCCGCCGTCCACATCGAGCACGGGTGCGCCGCGCCGTTCTCTGCCACGAAGATCGGGGATCATCTTGCGTGGCTGTCGCGCAACGACCAGGGGCAGGGGATCGTTGTTCTGGCGCAAGGCTACAACGTCACGCCGATCTCAACGCAGGCGTTGGTGGCGGAGTTCGAGTCCTACCCGAACATCGGCGACGCCATTGGCTACTCTCGGCAGCAGGGCGGGCACACCTTCTACGTGCTGACGTTCCCGGAAGCCGACAAGACGTGGTGCTTCGACCTGACCGCATCATCCATGGCCGGCGTGCCGCTGTGGCACAGGCTGGCGGCATGGACCGCCGGGAAGTGGCACAGGCATTGGGGCAACTGCTTCACGCCATGGCGCGGGTCCGAGAAGCTGGTAACGGCGGTGTCCACCTATCAGGCGAAAGCCGTCACGCTGACCGGATCGGTGGCGACGGCCTCGGGGCTGGTGGGACTGCCGTCCGCGTTCTTTTGCGGCGTGTTCAGCGTTTGGCTTGACGTGCCGGACTCGGGCGGTGGGGTTGGCGTCACGTTTTCAAATCAGGCCGGCGGCACGGCGGGCGGGCTGTCCATCGCGATCCAGAACGATGCCAACGGAACGCCGCAGATCACGGTCAAGGCATGGGATGCGAGCGCAGCCGCTATCGTGGTGGCAACCTATGACTTCACCGGCTGGACCGTTTGGGTGAACGTGCTGGTCTCCATCGACACCGCGACGCAGCAGTTGCAGGTTTATGCGAATACCGTGGTGTCCGGGGTTCTGGTCGAGACGGCGCTGACGGCGGTTTCAGCGGTGTGGAGTTCCTCAAATGCCATAGCCCCGGCGGCGACGCGGGCGTGGTCTCTTTCGGTGGTGCCATGACCTATATTCCGCAACTTGTTAGTCTTGATACCGGCACTTTAGCCATCACGCCGTGCAGCGGATACGCGGCTTGGAAGATAAGCCGGGGCGGCAGCGGGTACGTCTCAGGGGATATCGGATCGACCGTAACAGTAATCGGCGGCACGTATACGGTTGCGGCTACGGCTACGATCGAGTCTGTAAGCGGTGGCGCAATTACCTCCCTTTCGCCGCCTACAAACCACGGCACCTATACCGTCCTTCCTATAGGCGATGTCGCGTTGAGCGGGGGGTCTGGTTCCGGCGCTGTGGCGGCAGTCGGAGGCGTGCAGACTCCCGCCTTGTTTTCCCCTTCCGGGGCGGGTATGCCGTCAAGCATTGCGGAAATGACCTTCAGCCTATGGGGGTATAGCGACTGCTCGTTTCCTGAGTTCCTTTTTGGCGGGGCAAATAGCGCCCTTGCTGGGTCGTCTATTTCTTTCGCCATAACCGCCCCATCGTTCGGTCACGGCGTAAATATCTCTCTTAGAGACAGTTCCGGAACGCAAATCTTCTCCGGCTTGTTCTCCGGGGCCGGGGAGACGCGATCCGCAGTATATAACATACTGGTTTCGGTCAGCACCACAACTCAAACTATTCAGGTTTACGTTAACGATAACATCCAGACATCATCAAACGCAATCTGGTACAACGCACATGCGGTTGATAATCCAGCCGCCGGCCTTTGGTCTTTGAGGGGCGATATAAGCGACGGAAATGTTGGTCTGGCCTCCTTTTATGCGGTTGCTTCTTTCACGGACCTGTCCGTCACGGCAAACCGCCGTGCGTTTATCAATGCCGATCTGTCATCTACCGATCCATCAACGCTCCCCGCCGCCCCTATAAACCTGTATCTGAACAAGGGGGACTCGCCATCCGCCATCGCCAATAACCACGGCACGGGCGGTGCGTGGACGATGTTGGTCGGCGATGTGTGGCCGGGCGGGACTCCAAATCCTATAGTGTTCTCGCAAGGCTATTGCTCGCCCTTAGTCACCGCGAATGCAGCCTCTTACACGACCAATGAAAACACCGCGCTCACGGCGTCGCTCACAAGCCACGCCACGGACCAGCGCCCCGGCGGGTATCTCGTCTATTCCGCCTCTACATCGCCATCGCACGGCAGCGTCACAGTAAACGCGGACGGGACATTCACATACACGCCGACGACGGGCTTCTACGGTTCGGACAGTTTCTACTACGAAGTTACCGACACCATGCCTTCCGGGTATGTGCAGCCCGGCTATACCTATACCGCCAGGGTGAGCATTACCGTGACCCGAGTCTATTCCGTCACCATGGCTGATCTTTTCTTTACCCCCACACCGGCCTTCGTGGACCTGTCCGTAGCCTCCAACCGCCGCAAGTTCATCACCGATACCGGCGGCGCTCAGAGCCTCGGGCCGGACGGTTCGGTTCCGCTCGGCGTGACGCCTCCCGTGTTTCTGTCCTCAAACGGCACGCCGTCCACCTTCGCGGCAAACAACGGGCGGGGCGGTGCGTTTGCGCTCAGCGGCACGTTGACGGCCGGCGCGAGCAATCCCCCGGCGGCGGTTTCGGTATCGGTCACGCCTGCGTCCGTGCCGGCATCGGCGGGACAGGGCGTTTTGGGCGACTACAAATCCGGCAACCTCTATGCGTTCAATCCCAACACCCTGACCGACAACGGCACGCAACGGCGGTGGCTCAGACGATGGCGGGCGCTGGGATCGGATGGGGAAAACGCCAAGCGGTTCTCCGCCCTTGTTGTGGACATGCAAACCGGCGCGGGCGTCCCGGCGGATTCAAACCCGCAACTCATGCTGCGCTGGTCCGACGATGGGGGCGCGACATGGAGCGACGGACGAATTGTGCCCGCCGGGAAGCTCGGGGCGACGGCGCAATCCATCAAGTTCAACCGCCTCGGCTCAACGCGGCGCTTCGGCGGGTCGGATCGGATATTCGAACTGTCGTCCACCGATCAATTCATGACGGCCATAATCGCCGCCGAGGTCGATGTGTCATGAGGCGCTTCCTCATCACCGGCCTGCCGCGCTCCCGGACGGCATGGCTTGCCGTTGCGGCGACGCATGGAGAGGTTGTCTGCCACCACGAGCCTAAGAACAACCTGCCGTCGTGGGATGCCATTTTCGATACCGTGTGGAGCGGCGGCGGATGCGTCGGCATTTCGGATCACGGGCTTGGCTTTTACCTTCCGGAGATCATCCGGCGGGTGGCGCCGCGAACGCTGATCGTGGAACGGCCCATCGCAGAGGTGAAAGCCTCCCTGGCGCGGCTCGGCGAGCGGCCCACCAACCTCTGCGATCTTCTGTTGGAGGCGTTGACGTATCAACATCCGTTGATACTGCGCGTGCGATACTCGGCCCTCGCCAATACCGCTGTCGTGGTGGCGTGCCTGCGATGGCTTGTGCCCGGGGCGGAGATAGACGCGGCGCGGATCGCGCGGCTGCAAGGCGAGAACATCCAGGCGGATTGGAACCGGGCGGCTGAGCTTGCCGCCGGGGCTGATCCTGCCGCGTTCATTCCGGCGGATGTTCTGGCGAGGCTGCGCGCGTCATGAGCCAGCCGCAAATCCTCTCCCCGAATCAGCCGATGACGGACGGCAACGGCAAGGTCACGCACGACTGGTGGCGGGCGCTGCACGCGCTGTTCAAGAGTTCCGGGACGCTGGCAGCCGGCGTGACCGTGAAAGGAAGCGCGGTGCTGGCGGAGACCGTGGTCAATTCAGGCGGCACGATCGCCGCACCCGATGCGCCTGGAGCAACGCTGATCGGCAACGCCGGACCCGCGGCGGCGCAACCCGGCTATATCCCGGTTGATCCGTCATTGTCGCTCGCTGGTGGGGCGCTGGCCCTGCCGACGCTGCCCGCGGCGGTGCTATGGGGCAATCCGACCTACGCCCCGGCCAAGCCCGTCACGATCAGGCTTGGCGCGGGCGTGGAGTTTTCCGGCGGAATGCTTGTCGTGCCGGCGGGTGCGGCGGGGTCTGATGCGTCGGCCTACGCTGTTCCGGATCGCAGCGGTCAGGTTGCGGACCTGGAACGGCGGGTTGCCTTTCTGGAAACGCTGCTGCTGTCGCTGCCCGATGTCCGCGGGCGGCTGGCGGAAATCGAACGCCGGTTGCGTGACGACGAAATCCGATCAACCTTCAGAAGTTGGGGCCATTAAATGCCTGTGCAAATAATCCAGATGTTTGCGCCGACCGTGCTGACGACATCGGCGGCGACGCTGTTCACCGCATCCGGGGCGACGCTCAACCGCGGGCGAATCCGGTTCACCAACACGTCGGGATCGAACGTCACTGTAACGGCCTACGGGATACCGAACGGCGGCACGGCGGGGCCGGGCAACGAGTTCCTTGTCGCGCAGACGGTCCTGGCTGGTGCAAACCTTGATGTGGACGTGCCGGTTCTTGCGCCGGGCGGGTTTATCCAGGCGCTGGCGTCGGCGGGGACTTCGGTAACGGCGCATTCGCTTGATGGCGTGCTATCCTCGTGATACATTAACGCCACAAAACCATACCGGCATGGGGCTTTCCGGGCACCTCTGAGCGTTGTTGGAGTTGTCCGGTATGCCGTTTACATCCATCCTGGGTTCGGGGCTGCTTTCCGGCGCGGCTTCTATTTTCGGCGGCGTCATGGGCAGCAATGCCGCGAAGAAAGCGGCATCGACTGAGGCAAACGCCTACAACCAAGCGACCGGCACAGAACTCGGCATGTTCAACACCGCGCAAGCGGACATGCAGCCGTGGTTGGCGGGTGGACAGAACAGCCTTGCGGCGCTGCAAAAGGCCCTCGGCATCGGGCCGGGCGGAACCGGCGCGTCAAACCCGCTCCTTCAGATGCTCGGCATCGGGCCGAACGGCCAACCGACCGGCGCCGGCATCAATCCGGCAACTTTTCAGTCGTCGCCGGGGTATCAGTTCCAGCTTCAGCAGGGCTTGGATGCCATTACCAACTCGAACGCGGCTGGCGGCATCGGCGGCAACGCGCTGAAGCAGTTGCAGGGCTACGGCCAAGGGGTGGCCAATCAGGGCTGGCAGCAATACATGGGCAACGTCAACACCGGCTGGCAAGGGCTTCTGAGTTCCCTTATGGGACTGTCCGGGCAGGGCATGGGCGCGGCCAGCACGATCGGCGGCGACGCGCTCGCGACCGGGCAACTGATCGGCGGCAACCAGATCGGGGCGGGCAGCGCGACCGCGAGCGGCGTCCTGGGCAGCAACAACGCTATGGCCGGCGGACTGAATAGCGGCTTCAAAAGCCTGATGGGCGGCGGGATGTCCGGCGGCGGCGGCGGCGGGTTGGCGTCGCTGCTTTCGGGTCTGTTCAGCGGCGGAAGCGGCGCCACGGGCAACGCGCTCGCCTATGGTGCCGCCACCAGCCCCGAAGCGATGGGCGGCGGCGGATACTACGGCCCGGCGTTCTAGGATCGTCCCATGCCGATTGATCCCAATCTTGCCTTTGGCTTCCGCCCGACCCCGAACGTAGGGCCGGACTTCGGCGGTGCGATTCAGGACGCGCAGCAAGCCAATGCGCTGATCCAGCAGCGGCAGAAAATGCAGTCGCAAAACGCGCTGCGGAACATCCTCGGCCAGCCCGGCGCGATTGACGCCATGGGCAACCCGACTCCGGACGCGATGGCGCGGGTGACGGCGGTTGACCCTATCATGGGGGTTAATCTGCGGCAGAACATGCTGGTGCAGCAGCAGAACCAGACGCGCATGGACATGATGCGGACGGACTTGTTTCAGAAAAAAACGGCGATGATTGCCGATGCCCTTGCGCCGATCTTAGAAGAATATGAGATGCAAACCGGCGAAAATGCTGGTGCAAATGCAAAATCGCCTGAGCAAGCGCAAGCGCAAGCGCAAGAGGCTACTGACGCGGCAATATCTCGGTTGGAGCAAGGCGGCGGCCTTTCTGAAAGCGAAAAGCGAAATCTCCCAAGGAAATTTGATCCGGTTCAGTTCCGGCAGTTTTTTTCGGGGTATGAAGGGTATCAGAATTGGCTGAAAAATCAACGGGCGGACCATCGCGAGCAGCGGGAGGAGAATTACCAAAACCGCGAACTCGACATCCGCCAACAGACCGCGGACGGCGACAAATGGACATGGACGAACGGCTTTGGCCCGGGGCCTGACGGAACTCAGGTCCCCGGAAGCTGGCGGTTTCCGACGAAGCAGGAGGGAGAACCGAAGTTCTTTCCGCACGTGACGCAGACCGGGAAAGCCCCGGCTCCGGGCAGCGCCGGGGCAGAAAACACAGCGATCGACGCCGATATCAAAAAAGAGCATCCGGACTGGTCGGACGGTCAGGTGGCGCTTGAACGGAACAAGCGGATTGCTGCGAATAAAGCCCCGGCTCCGGGCAGCGCGGCGGCGGATCACGTCGCAATAGATGCGGACATTAAAAAGCAACACCCCGATTGGACTCCCGGACAAGTTACGGTTGAGCGCATAATTCGCACAAAGGCGGCAAATAGCGGGCCGATAGAGGTTTCGGATGAAGAACTTGCATCCATTGGCGCACAGGCCGCAACCGGCGAACCGCTCATGCAGATTGTGCCGGGATATCGCGAGGGCGCCGAGGCGTTGCGTCAAAAGGCCAGAAGCGAGGCAATAAAGCAGATCAGGGCCGAAAATCCCGGCATGACAGCCGAGCAGGCCGGTCAGACGCTGGCGATGCGGGCAATTGAGTATCAGGGCGGCAAAAAGAGCGTCGGGCAACTCGATCAGATGCTTGGCGCAACCCACCAGGCCGTTGGCCAGTTGGACTACAACGTCAGTCAGGTCAAAGAAGACCTGAAAAAGCTACCGTCCGCCGATATGTCGCCCATTATCAACGCCATCGTTCGAGGCGAAGAAAACTGGACGGGCGATCCGGCTTATTCGGCTCTGTTCTTCCACATGCACGCGGTGGCGGTGGAATCGGCTCGCATCCTGTCCGGCGGCCAAGCGTCGGTTGCGCAGCTTCATCAAGGCGCGATGGACGAAGCGAAGAAGTGGGCCAGCGTCAATATGACGCCATCCTCGTTCGATGCGGTTGCGGCATCGATGCTTGGGGAGGGCGAAAACCGCATCGCGACGTACCAAACCGCCATTACCTACATGAAGGACCGGACGGGTAACGGCGGCGCTTCCACCGCCCCCGCCAAGACCGATGCCGCGCAAAAGGGGGCGTCGCAATCCGGTTTCTACACCGGAGATAATCCACCCGCCGCATATCCGGACGCGAAGAAAGCGCCAGATGGAAAATGGTATGTCAAGAAAGACGGCGATTGGTGGGTGGTTCCGAGCGAAGACGGCGCTCCCGCCGCGCAACCGGCGGGCGGACAGGCGGTGGCAAAGCCTGACGACATGCAGGACGGCGCGGTTGTCGAACAGGGCGGCAAGCGATATCGAAAGCAAGGCACGAATTGGGTTGAGGTGCAGTAACGATGCCCTTTGACCCGACTCAGCCGTTTACCGTCGTAACGCCGGTTTCTGGCTTTGATCCCTCCAAGCCGTTCACCGTGGTCACTCCCGCCGCCGCGCAATCTGCGCAACCCGCCACACCTCCCGGCTACACGCCCGCCGAAGTGCAAGCGTCTCGCTCTGTCCCGCCAAACCCCGACGTCATCGCTCCAGATATGCTAACCCGCATCTGGAACGCTGTAACCGGCGCGGCGGCGGGCGCATGGAACGCCAGCGGCCAGCCGAACCCGGTAACGCAGGCGGCAAACGCCGCGGCAGACCGGGACCTCCCGACGCTGGCACCCGTCATCCACGGGATAAACTATCTTGCGGACCAGTCCGGACGCCCGCTCGCCGCCGCCATCCAGGGCGCGCAGGCCGGTGTTGCGCAGACCGGCGCGGAACTCGGCGCACCTCAACTTGGCCGCGACCTCGCCGCGATGCCGGAAGCGTTTGCCGGGATGCCTGGCGCGTTGCGGACCCCGGAGCCGGTAGCGGGCCGACCCGCCGGACTTCGCATCGAGCCGACCATGCGAGGGCCGGAACCGGGCGGCACGCCTGTTGCTCCCGCCCCGACATCGCCGCCTCCCGCGCCTCCAACGCTGGCGTTGGCCGGGCCGGAACCGAAGCCTGCCGCCCCGGCGCCAACTCTTGCGCTGCCCGCTCCTGAGCCGCCAAAGCCAGCCCCGACAGCGCCCGCCGAGACGCCCGCCGGGGAAACTGTCAACCGCGTAACCTACTTCGATCAGGCTCAAGGCGAATACGCCAGCGGCATAGTCAAGGGCACGCGTCCGGACGGGACAATGGTGGTGGACCGCGGCGCCGGGCCGTATGTGTTCGTGCATCCCGGTTCGGTCGTCGGGGAGCGCGTGGCGCCCGCGCCCCGCCCGGTTGCGTCCGCCGCTCCGGGGCCGTCGCCGGAAGCCGGGGGTGGCGCGGCAACGGCAACCGCGACCAAGCCATACCGCTCTGCCACGCAAATTCAGCGCGAAGAAGGCGTTGGCTACAATCAAGCCGTCGCGATCCGTGACGCAGAAGTGGCGGAAGCCGAGGCGCGGGCCAAGGCGGAAGAAGCCGCAAAGCCCGATCCGGCGAAGGCGCACGGCGGCCCGTGGACCGAGGCTGGAAAGAACACGGACGGAGAGACGGTCTACGCGAATCCGGACGGGCGCCATGCGGTGTTTGTGGACGGGGTGCCCTGGGCCGAAGCCGCCGGGACTGATCCGGAGAAGCGGAAGCCGCGGTATCAGATTGTCGGGACCGGGCAGGGCGACGCGCCGGATAAACCCGCCCCGGCGACAGTCAAGCCGAATAAAACCCTGTCGCTGGATGGCGAATCTCCCGCCGATACCATAAAGCCGGGCGGCGCGAACCCGCTGGAACCGTTCTTCCCGCGCGTGCCAACTGCGGATAACCCGCTGACGGTGGCGGAGATCGAGCAGGCTCGCGTTGCTGCGCAAGCGCATGTCGCGGCCGAGGCGGACAAGGCGCGGAAAGCGCTGGATGTCCCGGCCGCAGTGCCGACAGGGCCGGGTCCGAAAGTTTCAGCAAATAGCGACACTCCGAGGCAATCCGACGCGCCAACCGCGACTGCGCCCGGCCCGAAACTCGAACTCCCGCCCATTCCTCCCAAAGAAGCCGCCAGCCTCGCGACAGCCTACGAAGGGCATCCCGCCGTCGATGACGTGCGCCGGGCCGTGGAGGCTGGCACGCCTCCCGAGCAGATCGCAGGGAAAGGAAATCCGTTCACGGCAACGGAAGTGCGGGCGCTGGCGGATCATCACGGGTGGAAGGCGAAGCCGGTAGACGCCCCGCCGCCCGCGGCAAGCATTATAGTCGATGGTCAGACATTCACTTCCGAGAGCTTGGACGCGCGGATAAAGGTGGGCACGAAACAACTGAAGGAGCTTCAGCGCGAAGCCTCGGCCGAGATGAATCCGGATCGGTGGCGGAAGATCGCCGCCGAGGTAGTGGCTCGTCAGCAGGAACTTGAGCGGCAGCGGGACGCGCTCTATGCACACCAGAACCCGCAACCGGCAGGCGCTCCGCCAATCCGCCCCATGCAATCATGGGTCACTGACGCCGACCGCGCCAGATGGGAAGCAGAAAGGGCCGAACGCGACAGGCTTGACCCGCAGCCTGAAAATCCGCCGCTTCCAGTCGATGAACCGCCGGACTTTGGCGAAAAAAAACCCGTAGACGCCCCGCCGCCGCAGTCCGGCGGTTACGTCATGCTGGACCCGGCGCAAATCGCCGTCGATCCAGCCCGCTTCCAATACAAGGAAAGCGGCGAGGGTGGCGTTACCGGCGCTCTGCACGGCATCGACACATGGGAGCCGGCGCTCGCCAACCCGATCACGGCATGGCAGGACAAGTCTGGCAAGTTGTGGGTGGTCAACGGCCACCAGCGCACCGACCTCGCCAAGCGGGCGCAAACTGCGGGACAGCAGGGCGTGCAGATGCCGGCGCGCGTGTTCCGCGAGGAAGACGGCTACACCCCGGAATACATGCGGGCGTTGGGCGCTTACCAGAACATCGCGGAAGGCTCGGGCACGGCGATTGATGCCGCCAAGGTCATGCGGGCCGCCGACGCAATCCCGGACACATTCAAGCTGCCAAGCCTGCCGCCGCGAGGGCAGATCGTGCGGGATGCCGCCGGGCTGACGAAATTGTCGGATGAAGCGTTCGGCGCGGCCGTCAACGGCGTAATTCTGCCCGCCTATGCCGCGCATGTCGGCAACCTGCTGTCCGATCCGACCGAGCAAATGGCGGCGATCGACATCCTGACGCGCGGCCATCCCGCGAACTCCGATCAAGCCCGCATGATGGTGCTGGATGTCCGCGCCAGCGGCTTTCTGCGCGGCGAACAGACATCGCTCTTTGGCGATGAGGACTTTGCCCGGTCACTGGTCCCGGAACGCGCCCGCGTGCTGGATGGCGCGCTGCGGCAACTGCGCCGGGCCAAAACGGTGTTTCGCGCCGCGATTGAGGGCGAAGACACTTTAACTTCGGTCGGCAATAAGTTAGACCGTGAGGGCAACACGCAGGCCAGGACGGACAATGAGCGACTTATCGACACGCTCGAACGGGAATCCACCACGCGAGGACCAATCTCCGACGCGCTCACAGCCGCAGCACGAGACCTTGCCGGGGGAAAGCCAATCGGATCGGCCGTCTCCCGGTTCATCGCCGCCGCCCGCGACCCTGGACCCGTACAACATGGCGCTGCTGACGCTGGCGATGGACATGCGGGCGAAAGCGAAGGCGGGGAAGTAGAGGGGCAGGACGGGCTGTTTGAGGGGCGTGGACTGCCATCCCTAATCCCTGCCGTCCGCGTCGCCGGAAAAACCTACACCGGCACAGACCACGCCAACGCATCCGGGAAAGTGCCACGCGAAGGCAACGAGGATGTCGCCTCAGTCTATGGCTTCGTTGACGATCGCGGCAGGTTCCTCGATCGCACGCGGGCGTATGAGTATGCCGAGGCGCATGGGCTGCTGGCGCCGGGCGCGGAAGGACGGGGACGGTCGGAACTGACTTCGGGGGATTTGCGGGGGAGCGAGGGTCGTAAGTTAGGTCCGATTCCGGTCAACGTTCGCGACATCGTTCCGGCAATGCGGATCACGCCAAAAAATGGACGGTCTTACATCCTTCAGGGCAAACGTGGCGAACTGCACGATGATGTTGTCAGCCGCGCCTATGCAGATGACGAATCGCTTTACGACAACAAACACAAGAGCGAACTCGGATTTGTCGATGAGACAACCGGGCGCTGGTATTCGCGCGATGACGCCGCACGGGCCGTTGGCGTCCATGAAGCGAGCGAATTGCTGGGCAACTTAGCCGAATCCCCCGGCCTCGACCAGACCGAGACCCCGGCGTTCCGTGCGTGGTTTGGCGGCAGTAAGGTGGTGGATGGTGCGGGTAGGCCGCTGGTGGTTTACCATGGTAGCCCGAAGCCGTATGCCGCTGAGGCGGCACAATTTGAAATTCCGCGCGTTCATGAGTCTGCGGCATTCTTTACCGATAGCCCATATTCCGGGAATGCCTATGCTTTTAGCTTGAGGTATCGCGGGTCAGACCGCGTGGCGCCGAACGTTATTCCTGTTTATTTAAGCATGAAGAACCCGCTAGAGGTTGATTTTGGCGGAAAGGTAAAAGAACGGGGCTTTGATCCACTCATTTGGCACGCAGAAGAACATGGCTACGATGGGCTGATCATTCGGAATGTTATTGATAGCCCGCGCGGTGATGTAGATGCCGACCCGCAGACGGTATATGCGGCTTTCTTTCCCACCCAAATCAAATCCGCCATCGGCAACCGCGGAACCTTCGACCCCACGGACCCGAACATCCTGGCGGAGCAGTCCGGCATCCCTACCCCCCTTTACAGCGCCACTTCCCGCGCCGTCGATGCGCTGAAACAGGCCAAGGGAACCGGCGAGCAAATGCTTGCCGCAATCAGCAAAACGCCCGGCGTGAAACCCGAAGAAATGAAGTGGCTTGGGCTGGACGACTGGTTGCGCGGTCGTGGGGTGGTCACGAAGGCTGAGATACAGGATTTCGTGCGGGAGCATGCGGTTGATGTCCGGGAGGTGATGAGAGGCGACCCGCACCCTCTGCCGCCGGCAGAATATCGCCGCTGGATTAATTTGTCTGATCGCGTAAATGGCGGCGAGACATTGACGGTCGCGGAAAACAAGGAGCTTGACGATTTAGAGTTTCGCGCGAGGGCGTTTCAGGGTCCGAAGACCACAAAGTATTCCGGATACACCCTTCCCGGCGGTGAAAACTACCGGGAATTGTTGCTGACGTTGCCGCCTAAGCCTCGATCGGTTGATTTTGGCGAAGTTCGCTCCCCTGGTCATGATTACGGCGCTACGGATCACATCGCGAACTGGCAAGGTCAGCACGAAGTCAAGGGCGTCAATGAATATCCGTTTACGATTAACGGGCAGGAAATGGGCACTATTACCCATTGGCCTTACACGTTCGACGGGAGAGGTAATCGCGCGCCGGAAAAATACGTCGTCAATTCTCCGTGGGTCCAAAATGCACAGATGGCCTCGATGGAGGCGGCAAAGAAGATTGTCAACGAGCGGTATAATGAGGCTGCGGCACCGGGGCAAAACGCTTACCATTCTTCTCATTGGGACGAACCCAACGTCCTAGCGCACGTCCGGTTTGATGAACGGGATGCGCCGGACGGCGCGCATGTATTGATGGTGCATGAGGTGCAGTCGGATTGGCATCAGGCGGGAAGGAGGTCCGGATACAAAGGTGACGTTGATGTCGATGCGCTTCGCCTCCGCGAACAGGAATTGATCGGCAAGGGAGCGAGCGCCACACCTGAAGAAAAGCAAGAATGGGCGGATATCATGAACCGCATTCAAGCGTCCGGAAAGGCGGTTCCGGATGCCCCATTCAAAACTTCATGGTCCGCGCTCGCCATGCGCCGCATTATCAAGTATGCGGCGGATAACGGCTTCGATCGCGTGGCATGGTCGCCGGGGGCTGTTCATGCGGATCGGTATGATCTGAGCAAACAGATTAGTTCGCTTGATTACCAGAAAAACGCCAATGGCACATACCGGCTATCCTATCAGAAGGATCGCCGCGGCCACATGATTGGGGACGCTATTCCTGCTGAAAAGTTGGAAGATTATGTCGGCAAGGATGTTGCGAAAAAAATAGTGGATGGCGGTGGCAAGCCGGTAAATTTTGCCGCCACCAACGACAGGCCGAACATCTATAATCGATTGTCCGGCCTCGATCTGAAAGTCGGCGGCGAAGGCATGACCGGCTTCTACGACAACATCCTCCCGAAAGAGACGAACAAGATCATCGGGAAGTTTGGCGCGAAGGTCGGGCGGAGTTTGATCGGGACCGGGGAAAGCGAACCTGGCCAACCGTGGCGACGTGACACATCGACGCGGCTATTTGATGCTGCGGATCGCGCCGAAGCGGCTGGCGACAAAACTGCGATGCGGCAGTTGATCCATGCCGGCGAGCACATTGAAGACCCCGGATCAGATCATGTTGCGCTGTTTTACGGATTTAATGATGCCGCCAAGAAATACCTCACGGAAGCAGGCGGAGCGCCGGAACTTCCCGCGACGAAAGAGCCAGTCCACTCCTTCGACCTGACCCCGGAACTGCAACGCGCCGCCCAAACTGAGGGCATGGCGCTGTTCGCAGGCCGCCGCCTCCCCGCCCCACCCCGAGACGCCGCCCCGGACCTGTTCGGCACCGCGCGCCCATCCGCACCGACACGCACCCCGGAACCGACGATCCGCGACGACCAGCGGCAGGCCGTCATGCCTGGGATGGAACCCTCCGCACGGCAGGCGCAGGCGGCTCGGGATGCGGCGGGGCCGCGTGGGGGGCAGAAGGCTGCGGATGAGGGGTTGTTTGGGCGGCCGGAGACGGAGCAGCCGGAATTGCCGCCCGATTGGGCAACCAGTCACGCCAAGGACCTGAACGGCTCCGTGGCATGGCACCAAGGCGATATCGCGCTGATCCGTGGCCGCGCCGTCAACGGCAGGCAAATCTACGTCCCCGCCAAGGACGGCTTTGGCCGCGCCCGCGTGGACTTCGGCGGCTACACCGGAACCGCGTTCACCGTGCCGGAACTTCAGGCGTTGCGTGCCGCCCGCGAGCGCGTGGCTGCGGCTGATGAGGCGGCGGAGCGGCAGCGGCTTGCCGCCACGCCGCGACGCTCTGCCTTCGCCAATCACGGCCAGAACTTCACGGACATGACCGGCGAGGCGCCGACGCATGGGTATGAGGAAGCGGCGGATTGGGTCATGCGGATGGGCCGGGAAACCGGGCACGAACACATCGCTGTGGTGGACAATCAGACGGGGGAGATCGTCCACGCGGGGACAAGCCACCAGGCTGCCAGCGTCGCCTTTCCGCACGCCAATGTGCTGGGCGAAGACGGCCGATACACGATCCACCACAACCATCCAAGCGGCACGGCGCTGTCGCCGCAAGACATGACGATGCTGGTCAATAAGGGCGTCAGCAACGTCGTCAGCCATGGGCACAACGGCGTCACCACATGGGCCGCGCCGGGGCCGGTAATGCGGGGCGTCCGCACTGACAAACTTCCCGAATTGCTCAAGGCGTCTACCGGCATCCATACCGCGCATTCGATTGCGGCGAACATGGCGGATCAGATCGTGCGCCCGCTTATGAATGCGGGGGAACTAACCCGAGATCACGCAAACGCGCTCTATACCGATGTCGCCAATCGCATTCTTCATGCGCAAGGCTTGATCGACTATCACTCAACGCTACCTTTGCCGGATGCGGTGCAAGCCGGCCTCGACAAGCAACTGAAGGCACTCGGAAATGCTGATAGACCCGCCCGGACCCTTCGCCCCGAAGAAAGAGTTGCAGGACTTCCTGGACCAACACAAGGACAACCCGGACCCCGGCGCCAAGTGGGCGGTTCGGGCGGTCAGGGGGCATCTGGCGAACTACGAGAAGGGGCCGACTCCGGTGAGCAGGGCGGTCTCCGAGAAACTAAGCCGGGAGAACCTGAATCGGATACTTCGGGGCGAGCCAACCGTTCACGGCGGCAAGTAACCCCCTACGCCCCCGCCATCCCCGGCGGCGTCAAGGACCCTGGCGGCGATGAAGGCCAACGCCAAGGCGTGAACGCCCTGGCCGAAGCGTCCCGCCGCGCGAAGGCCAATTCCACGAACGCGCTGGCGAGGCTGGCAGCCAAAACTAGCCCGCCGTAACAAAACCCGCTATACTGCCGCCACACCCGACCGGCCGGACCTTGCCGGGCATCGTCACCCGCCCCATCGGTGAACCACCAGATGCCCGACGCGCCCGCGCTATCTTTCGATGACATGGTTTCCCGATGGGTGAAGCGCGGCTACCCGCAAACGTCCTCCGAGGGCATCGCGGACAACATGACCCGCGAATCCGGCGGAAAGTCCGGCAGCGTAGGCGACGGCGGAACATCCATTGGCCTGTTCCAGCATCACGCCACCCGCAAGGCGGAACTCGAAGCCTACGCCAAAGAGCGCGGCAAGCCCGTCACCGACCCGGATGTGCAGATCGACTTCGCTGATCGGGAGTTGCGGACGAAGTTTCCGATGCTCCAGAAGCAACTCGCGTCCGGCATGGATCGCGGCGCGGCCGAGGACAGCTTCAAGCGCATATTTGAGCGTCCCGCCTCCATCATGTGGCAGAACAAGCCGACGCTGGCGACGGACAAATACCGCTTTTCCGATTACGCGCTGAATGAGCACGCCAGGCGCAAGAACACCGATGTCGTCTATATGGCGCCGCAGGACTATCTTGACCTGTCGCCGGACCTGGAAAGCAAGCCGTTCGAATCCCCGGCGGGACGGTCGATAAAGGCTTCCGTGGACCGCGGCGACGAGATCGAATCCATCCCCACGATGGCGATCAACGCCGGCAAGGTGACGGAGCAGGACGGCCGGCACCGGGCGCTGCTGGCGCAGGAGCATGGCATAGACGCCATCCCCGTGGCGATTACGCAGCCGCCCGGGGAAAAGCCCGCAGAGATTGAGGGCATGGGCGGCAAGATCGTGCCGCACGATTTCCCGTCGGCCAAGGATGTGCCGAAGTCGCTGCTGTCGCGCGTGGCGAGCGCGGTCAATCCGATCGGGCGGGCGGAAGCCGCGGAGCCGGCGCCGCGGGCCGATGGCCTTATCCGCGTTGACTATGACCCATTCGCGAAAAGTGCCGAGGCGACGAAAGCGGCGCCGCGGGCCGATGGCCTTATCCGCGTGGAGGGCGATCCGTTTGCAGATGAGAAGAAGGCCAAGCCGGACAACATGGTCGTGTCCGGGATCAAGGGCGTGGGGGCGGGCTTCGGCAAGACTGTGCTCGCAGGGCAGGAGTTGCTTGGTAAGGGGCTGGAAGCAGTTGGCGCACCGGAGACCGGCAAGTGGCTGGTGGACGACGCCCGCAAGGGCGTGGACAACCTCAATGCTACGATGGCGCCGGACAAAGCAGCGCATCCCATCGTTTCGACCATTGGCGAAATCGGCGGGTCCATGGCGGTTCCGGGCGGGATCGCCGGGAAGATCGGCGGGAACGCGCTGAAAATGGGCGCCGTATCGGGCGCATTGAGCGGGGCGCTGACGCCAAGCGGCGGCGACGGGCACTTTGCCCTGGGCATGCGCAGCAAACAGCTCGCCAACATGGCGATCGGCCTCAATGACGTTTACGTATTGCAGTCGGCGAGTTCGAATCTGTTCCAGTTCCGCGAGCGCATCCTGAAAGGCATG